TTTAGACATGACATTGACGGAACGAATATAGTTGATAGCTTGAAATTTGTTCATTTTAGAATCTCCTAGTTTAAGGGTTTTACTTAGTGGGGAAGGTCATTCCCTCCCCGTTGATTAGTAATTTACTTGTTTTGATATCTGATTGCAAGCAATTTTTTAAGTTTATCTTTAAAGAAATCTTTTAAGTGAATCCCTTTAAGATAAACCCCCTCGAACAAAGTTACCAATGTCAAGGGGTATTGTCAACACTTTTTTAGAAGTTTTTTGTAAGTTATTGATTAACTGATGAATATTTTTTCAGGTTTTACGTAGCTGATACGCTGATTTTTTAGCAAGTCATCCCAGATTAGCGCGGCAATATGAGAATAACCGGATTCGCGTAACAGTTTCATCGTTTTACATCTCGTTTCAAATCGTGTTGTATAGTGTTCACTGTTTAAAACTGTTTTAATCCCTTTATCGCTTACATGGATAACCTGCATCACTTGAAAGGGGCTGACACCTTCTCCTTTATTCCATTGCTCAAAGTATTTTAGGCACTGCATAGGTGTCATCTTATCGCTTACTTGAGTTGGCCAAGATGAATCAGCTTTATCAGTAATTACAGTTACATAAGCCATTTTGAATCTCCTAGTTTAAGGGTTTTACTTAGTGGGGAAGTTCATCCCCTCCCCGTTGATTAGTAATTTACAGACTTTTATCCGGCTTGTCTAGTCTTTATCAATGATAATTTCATATTGACCATCAACGCTGTCAAAATAAACGCCGTCGCTGTCTTCTGTCTTAAAGTAACATTGAATATCATCACTGGCGGGGTAGTCTTGTCTTGCTATCTGGCAAACCTGAATAGCATTTTCTTTACTCCCTGTAAACTCCTCGAGACCTTTAAAATCACATGAATGTCCATTACAGATGGAAAGGATAAGGTAAACGGTTGTAAGCATGATTAAAGCCCTTTAAAAGCCCCTGCAAGGGGCTGAATAGTGTTTATAAGGTGATTGTATAGGTTTTCAGAAAAAGCCCTTCAAATCTCTTTCTATGATGTTTTCCGTCAGTGTGTCCATGATGTCACAAAAAACCTGAATACTGTCGGACTGTTGAACGCTTTTAGCGAGGAGTTCCAGAGACTCATCAATATAGTTTAAATTCGGGTTATCCAGTGAAGGCAGACAAAATGGTGAAAACATGGCATTAAATTCAGTGGTGTAAACCTTTTTAATCCAGTTTAAATCGAAATATTCCGTAAAACTTGCCACGCCAGACATATTATCGCAAGAATAATCATCATTTAACTCGTCTTCTGGAATATCAAGTTCCAAGATAACAATGTTTTGAGTTTTCATCTGGAAAGCTGCGGTGATAGTGGCATTGCCCAGAGCTTGCTGGATACCTTCGGATGCTATCTCTTCCGCATCGTCGCCATAGATTTTATTTTCTGGATACACGTAAAAATTGCCGTCCATATCCGAACAATTCCATGCACCTGATGGCTTATCGCCGTTATTAATCAGGTTGGTGAAGTTTTCTTGAGTAGTACCGTGAAAGCATTTCATTTTTGAATCTCCTAGTTTAAGGATTTAGTGGTAAAGCTCTTTATCTGGGGCTTACTTTATCGAACTATAAGCCCCTTGTAAAGTACTTTATTAGTTATTTTTGACAACTTTTAAAACTGCACGGTAACCTAAGCAATACGAATCACCGAAGAGAGACCGGCCCATGAATGAATCCTCTTTGATATCCTTTGCGGTGACGGTTTTTTCTACGCCGTGAAAAAGGACTATATCGCCAACTTTAATGTCTTTGATGTGAGTAGTCTCAATATTTAAACCGTTAATAATAGCCATTTTTTGAATCTCCTAGTTTAAGGGTTTTACTTAGTGGGGGAGGTCATTCCCTCCCCGTTGATTGACAATTTAATCTATTTAAAAACCAGTGTCAACAAAAGTTTTTTTTTTTAAAGTTCTGCATAAATTGCATCGCAGATATCACGAAAATCGTGATTTGTCAAATTACGTTGTAACCATGTTGCGAAAAAGTCAGCGATTGCAAAATTTGCGTCATAATCGACGGATAACCATACTTTTACGGCGAATCTGAACATTTTCAAATCAAGCTCTTTATTCATTACCTTAGATTTGCCTAACATGTCAGCCATTTCATATTGTGCACCGTTTAAGGTGATACCTGCTGCAACGTCAGTCAGTGAGTTTTTTACGCTTTCAACGTCTAAGATAACACTTTGAATCTTCCCAATAATGTTTTGCAGTGTCTCGTCTGGTGCTGATGACGTAATAACATTAATCCGGTTAACGGTCAAACGTGCTTTTAAAATTGATAATTCGCGTTTATTGATAGCCATTTTTGAATCTCCTAGTTTAAGGTTAATGCGGTAAAGCTCTTTATCTGGGGCTTACTTTATCGAACTATAAGCCCCTTGTAAAGTACTTTACACTAAGTGCAATTTTTTACCTTTTACCATGATGTAACTTGTTGCGCTATTGCTGTAAACATCCTGATAAATTCTGCGCAAACGTCCTTCGTAGTATACTTTCCAACTAGTTGGAATCTTTTTCCCGTATCCGGTAGCAGTTTTTTGGAATCCTGCAAGTTGCCAATTCAGAATATGTTGTTCAGCTTGTAAATCTTCGAAGTGCATTACACCGTTCACATAGTGGCGAAGGGTTACGTTTAAGGTGCGACCGTTGTTAGTAGTATACATTTTAGAATCTCCTAGTTTAAGGGTTTTACTTAGTGGGGAAGGTCATCCCCTCCCCGTTGATTAGTAATTTACTTGCTTTAAAAACCAAAATCAAGAGGAATTTTTTCGTTTGCTCATTTCTTGAACAATTACAGCATAGTAGTCTTTTAAGTCACTGATATTTAAAGCATTTATCAGTGCGTTATAATCATCGACAAGCTGAAAATCCTCTTTGAAAATGTCGCTGATTTGATAAGTTTTTGATTGAAATCTGAAGCTCATTTCTAACCGTTTCAATTGCTCATCGCTTAAACGCTCGAGAAAGCTCATCACGAGATTATTGTTAACCTGTTGCGTGATTGCCTTACTTGCCAGATTATAGGCGCTGTAAGCCTTATAAAGTGCTATAATGGCGATGATTGCAGTGATACCCATCATTAACATGGTGTTCCCTCTTAATTTAATTTTTAAAGATATTCATCACTGAATCTTTTAAGGCTTCCAAGCGTTCTAATACTTCAGATTCTGCGTCTGCGTTGTTCACTTCCTCTTTTAGTCTTTCATCTAAATCATCGCCGTCACTGTAGCACCAATCGAAAGCGTAACCAATGTAAAAGCTGTCTAAAACCGTTTTCCCGTTTACATCCACAACTTTTGCAGAGATATTATACTCTGAAGCCTCCAAATCCCTTTCTAGTTCTTCCTGTAAGCTGATATAAGCCTCTTTTGATGGATTTGCCCGTCCTTGTTTTGCATAGTCACTCGAAAGCTGTTTCAGGCTGTAATGTAAAGGGATTGCATATTTAAACTCATTACGCTGATAGTTAGGATTTTTAACAGTAACACCACCTTGATGATTATCTGTAAATTCCCAATTATCAAGGCTATGACTTGCTTCGTAGCAGTTAACCGCTTCGTAAATGATGGAAAATTTTTCTTTTACAACTTCAAAGGTAGCGTCTACAGTTTTCATTTTTGAATCTCCTAGTTTAAGGATTTAGTGGTAAAGCTCTTTATCTGGGGCTTACTTTATCGAACTATAAGCCCCTTGTAAAGTACTTTTTATTTAATTTTGAAAATTGTCACATATCCATCACTGCCAATTATTTGAGATATTCCGGCTTTTTCCACCTGATAGCCCATATTTTCAAGATGGTAAACAGCATCATCATAACCATATGCGCCGCCTTGATAACGTCTCTTATTGCATTTTATCAGGTTTTTGCCACGTCCTGCAAGTGCATTCAGTACGGCTTTTTCACTTGATAGTGTACCATCTACCATTGTTGCCGTGTAATGATTGATTTTATTCCCGTTAATATCATACTTAAAATTATATGCGTGAACAATAATAATCTGACCTGTAAAGTTCTCATCAAGTGATTTTTCCAGTGCGTTGCGGAAGTTGTCTTTATTGATGAATTTAGGTGCACGATAAGCCATTTTTGAATCTCCTAGTTTAAGGTTAGTTATTTAGTGGGGAAGGTCACTCCCTCCCCGTCTGATGCAAATACTATAAAAACCCGTTCGAGGAGTCAAGAAAAATTTTAAAAATATTTTTGCAAAAAACTGTAATGAAACGGGCGCACGCGACTACCACAAAACAGAACTACAATCAAGAATTATTTTTCAATCCGCTACAAATTTTTCTGTTGACTTTTATTTCCAGATGTGGTAGCCTTGTGAGAAATGGCGACATCCCCACCTACACCCACCTACCTGCACAATTCTAAAATGATTTTTCTTGCCCGACCTGATTTTTATCTGCACGTTTTGAAAATGAAAAAGCTCTTTGGAGATTACCTGCACAGTTTGAAAATGAATTTTCTCTTTGGAGTTCAAAATTTTCTCTACAGATTTCTCTACAGAACTCTACCTGCACAATCCTGAAATGAAAAAGCCCTCCTTACCTGAAAGATTTCCCAGATAAGAAAGGCTTAGTCTATTGTGAATATTCTACAGAGTATCTTAGTTCTTTGCGTCTAAGAAGGTAACTTCCTGTGAAGAGAAAATTTCCTCAACATCCTCATCAGTTCTTGCATAGATATATGTATCTGCATCACTGCCAAATGTTACTGCAATCCTGTGATTGCTCTTCGACAGGTGGGTAACTAGAGCGTTACTTAGAGACATCTTTTCAACCGGAGGGTTACTTTGATGTATCTTACCTTTTCTTCGTCTGAAGAGGGTAACTGCATCATCCGTGAATACTACTACACCTGCAAAGTATTCTGGTTCACAGTAGTTCTTCCAACCTGAGCGTAACTTGTGGTACATCTCTCCTTCGTAGACATACAGATACACATCTACACTCTTCATCACCTGATTAATGATAACGGTGACTGCTTGAGGGTCTAGCCCACCGATACCTGCACCAATCATAGGTAACCCAACTTTCTTCAACTGATTGACTTCACAGTATCTGTTAAGCTGTTTCAAAGATGACTCTAAAGCACTATATCGGGCATCTTTACCAGTCTTAAGCTGAGTGTAAAGGTTAGCTATACGGCCTTGTTCTAAACGTGCTACAGAGAAATTACCTAGTAAATTTTCACAGGGTTTGTGGCCTATGCCACCTGCATACAAATAAACTTCTGTATCGGTCTCATATGCTTTTGGGTAAAGTTTAGAAATCTTGTCAGCGATACCTGCACCCATTAAGTTCATACAGTTGCAGCCGTGACCAATGATGTCAAACTTACCTTTATCAAAGGCGGAAAAGATATCACCATTGATTATTTTTACAATACCCATTTAACATCTCTCCCAAGATTCTTTGTCTTCTGAAGGTTTTACACGTTGTCCTTCGTGGTCTACCCAGATACATCCACAACCTTCACAGATTACTGGCATTGCATAGCCAGCTTTAAAGTCATCTTCAGTGATAAGACCTTTTAAGTCACCTGTATCACGTCCGAACATTTCGATAGAACAGTCTTTGCAGAAGTCAGCCATATAATATACACCTTATAGTTCAGTTTCTCGTAATTCTTTACCTTCATCATAGAAGCATTTATAGAATGTATCTATAGAAATTCTGGCAAAGGTAAGGTCTTCAAAGTATTCTTCTGGAGTTATCCCTGTAAAGCTAAAACTATCGAGATTGTAAAATGGTATCACTGTGTCGTTACTAACGAAAACACATGCTGATGTGACTTCTCCAGTGTCTTTATCAATTACCTCTAGAGCTTTCATAGCTTACCTTTTCGGTTAGTTCATATAAATCAACATGCTCAATGCTATCAATGTTGATACCAATCTTTTTGAAGCGTTCTACCACTTCGTTGTCAGTCATCCATATCAGACACCAATGATTGTGGATGGATTCTTCAAGAAGGTCAACACAATCTTTAAAAGTTTTTGTATCACTTCTTGCCCCGACTACTGCGATTGTCCCATACAACCACTTACCATTACCATAAGATACTTGTGCTACGCCAACTTCTTTATCTTTCTCGTAGTAAACGGCTACAAAGTCTCTTCCATTAATCTGCATTTGTAAGTTCCTCTGTTGGTAATTCACCATTTTCAGCAAAGTATTGAAGGTACGGTAACAACTCTTTCACCTGTTCTTGGTTGAGTTTCATTCTTTGGTTACCTACAAAATCTTTGCCTACTAATGCTGGGATATCAAGTGTTTTCCAGCCACCATCTAGGTACTGAACAGAGACCTCTTTAGCACCTAACCAGATACATGGTTCATATGATGAACTTTCTTGTAAAGTACAAATCTCTCCTTTAGCATCTTTAAATTCTGCATAAGAAAATCCACGATTTGTTGGCTGGAATTGCATAATCATTTCCTCGTTTTAAGAATTGCTAAGATTTCTTTAGAGTCTGGTAAGAACCATGTGTAGTGATTCTCTTTGATTTCTGGATGAGTGTCAACCTTTATTTTGCACTCTTTACCAACATGATTAAGCTGTGCTGTGACACCTTGCATAAAGATATGACACATCACATTATCCATAATGGTTGGTGAGAAATCAACCCGCATATAAGTTTCTTTTGGTCGTGGTAGCAGTAAGTACCCTTCTACATAGAAAGTGTCTTCATTCTCTGTCATTGCTGTTTGTTCCCTAATAAAATCATGTCAATAAGGTTATTAGCTTTGATTGTGCACTGGTAAAAACCATCACGATAAAACTCAAGGGCTGCTGCCACATCACTACCAGTATTACCTTTGACAGTGAATCTTGACTCTTCTTGAGTGTACTTGTCACTCTCACTTACTTGGGAGTTTTTGAATGTACTGTTCACTTTGTTCGTTGAACACCCTGACATAATTATCAGTAACACAAACATTATAAAACTCTGGCTTAGTCTTTTCATATGTTAGTACCTCTTTTGTGTGCTTATTCTTAGCAAGCACGTCTTTCAAATCATTTTTGTAATTGGTGCTGAGTGTGGCTAAACCTTCCTGATAAGCATCTTTAGCAACACTTATTAGTTTCTCATTATTTAGCTCAGCTTCAGCAACTTGGTAGTCTCTGTAAGAGTATCCTCCCCAGACACCTGCTCCAACTAAGAAAACAATTATGAAAGTATCTTGGCAGAACTCTTTAAATGTCATTTAACAATCTCCTGAAATGAAAAAGGCTCCCGAAGGAGCCTGTATCTTAACCTTAACTGAGGACTTTAGCAAGGATATTCGCAGCCATCGAAGAAGCTTTTGCAGCAGCAACTACGCCAGCTTTGACAGTGCCATCCTTAATAGCAGATACCGTTGCAGCATCAGTAAAGAGGTAAGTGATTGTTTTAGAACCACTTGTAAAGGAAAGCATAAGAGTAGTTTCCAGATTGAAAGAGCGATACGGAGCACCTTCTTTAACGATACCTTCAGCACCTAACTCTGAAGCCTTACCCATATCATAAATAGTCATCAGGTTTTCTTTGTGTGCAGTCGTTGAACCAGCACCTTTTACGTGCTTTTTAACATTCAACAATGCACGATATTCACGAATGCTGCCATCAGCTTTTACATTGACAGCACGAAAAATTTTACCTTCAAAGTTACCTTGAATCAATTTACGAACTACTACAGATTTGTTTGTCGTATCGTCCAGTGCTACCGTAATGATATTGTTCATAAGTTTTTCTCTCAATGTTTAACTAACATGGTTTTAATGTGTGGAAGGATTCTGTTTACCTTCTGAACATTCTTCTCTGTATCTTCTATAAAGCATACTATATTAAAGTAAGGAAGAATGCAAGACTGAATCATCCTAACTTTTAAACTTTCTGCACTTATAGAGTTAGTTCCAAAACCACGCATGAAAAGCATGTAATCATGCTCTATGTAATGCCTTAAAAACATCTCAGTAGGTATTCTCTGAGATTCACCCCTCGCTGTCAAGAGTCCAATGGCAGCATGGTTAGCAATTGCATCAATAATATTGAAAACATACGTTGGTTTTGCACTTACAGAGTCAAGCAAATTAGTGTACTGTGAAAATGACCCATCAATCAGTTCCGTTGAGCAGTCTTCGTGATTAAAATTTGTAAGAACACCATCAATATCTGCTAAGATGAGGTTACCTTTTTCTACAAGGTCTTTATTGACTATAACTAAACTGTCACGTCTTACACCTATAGATTGTCCAGTCTCTTTGTCCACAACGTTCACAATTGTTTCTGGCGTGTGGAACTCTTCAAGTGAACATACAACTTCTCTTGCAGTATCTTCAAAATCTCTGCACTGTTCTGGAGTCCATACACAGGAATCAAGACCTAACTCATGAGGATGCAAGTCATAAGCATGACACAGTACTTCATCAGACTTTCTTAATTTTTTCATGATTTACCTTAGAAATGTTTGTTGCAAATTCACATTGAGCGATAACTTTCATATTGTTATAGACATCCTGAGAGTATTTCTTAGCTTTAGGAATTTTGTACGAATACCCAGCATTATATGATGCTAAAACTTTTTGTAAAGTCTTCTTTGACTTTGGTTGACCATGTACCTTCGTCCAAAACTCAAGCTCTTTGTGTGTTTCCTTTGCAGCATAGTCAAAATCTTTTAAGAGTTTCTTTTTAGCCACATTAGGACTGATTTTGTTACGCTTTACAACAGTCTTCAAGTGATTCTGGAAGATACCATAGTCATGGGTCTTTTTATTCTCTACCTTCAGACCTAACTCTGACTCTTGTAAGGCTATAGCAGCTAGAGTGATACCCCAACCTTTACCCATATTATTCTCACCATACTGGTAAGCTTTTAACATGTTTACTTTTTGACTAATTGATAGCTCTGGGCAGTCAACTGCATAAGATAAGTGTGCTGTAAACATTAAGCACAAACCTAGAATCAACTTCTTCATTGGTTCTCCTGTTTAGTTTATCGTGACAACAATTATACAGCACTCTGCACAAAATACAAATAAAAAAGGCCGCCGAAGCAGCCTTTTAAGAAATTACTTATTAGATTTCACGTTTACGTTGAGAGATGAGTTCACCAGCAGTGCCAACGATGACATGCAAAGCGTCAGTCTTACCGTCCCATGCTTTCAACACTTTACGTTGATTATCAACGATTGCTGCAACTTCATAACGGGATGAACGCATCTTCATATCGTTGTAATCAGTCGGAACAGATACAACATCTCGTGGATGGACACGAACCTTCAGAATTGTATCACCTGAGAAGCAACGGACATAATCCCAAGCACCAACATGAAGACCCTGAGAGCAAGTCACGTTACGGTTGTTATCAACCATCCAACGTGGCATTTCTACAATGTTACCCAAATCATTAGGTACTTTGTAGGTGTGAGAGTCAACCAGCTTGCCTTCACGAGTAGAGACTTTCTTCCAACCAATGATGTAGCCTTCTTCATCAATTTCAACATCAAGGTGAGATACAAATCCCCAAAGTTGTTCTACAGAGTCTTTAGATGGGTTTTCCATCAGTTTTTCGAAGAACATTACAAGTCGTTCAAAACCTTTATCACCAGTCTTCATCATGTGAAGAATACGGTCAACCAGAGTAGAACGCATCTCAACAGCACCGTAGAATAACTTGTCACCTTTGATTGTGATAGCACCCTGAGTGAAGTTTTCGATAGATTTACGAATGTTCATCAGTTCGAAAGCTTTCTTGAACTCACCTTTCACAACATGAACTACAATCTCTTGATAGTTCGGATGAGTAGACTCAACAATTTCAGATTCTGAACCGTAAGTCATAATTACAGAGTCACCAGTAATCATGTACTCAATCTTGTCATCTTTCTGCATAGCTTCGTGCAGTTTATTTACTGGAGCTTTCTGTACAGCGTCTTTAACTACCTTTTCAACTGGTTTTCCAGCTTTCTTCTTAAAGGTCTTAGCAACTTGTTTCAAAGTCTTCGTAGCTGGTGTAGAAGTTGCCTTCTTATTCCCTTTTAAGGTTGCTTCATGACGCTCTACAGCACGACCGACTGAACGGGTTGAAGTATTAAATTTCTGTGCAATAGCTGTTTTAGTCAGCTTACCTTCTTTAACCAGTTTGTAAATTTCTGCGTCAATCTGTGCTTTAGTTTTAGTAGTCATCTTATTACTCTCTCTTGTTAGTTAATAAATCATTTTGTGATGCTATTTTAAGGGGCTTCAAAGCCCCTTGTCAAATACTTTAATCGTAAATTGTAGTCCCTTCTGGAACACACTTCACATCAAAGCCCAAGAACTTACTCACTTCGATGGGTGACACTTTATTCCAATCTAAATGAGAAAGCAAGAAGTTTTCTTGTTTTCTTTTTGAAAGGTAGTTTGTCACCTTAATGACCATACGGTCACCAGCTTTCTTGATTTTCTTGTACAGCTTTGTATCGTTGTCAAGACATTCTTTCAAAGTTTGCAATCTACTAATAGTATAAGTGTATGCAAACGGTGCAGCAACGTATTGGATTTTACCGAACATTGCCTCTACAGCCTCTTCATTTCCTTCTAGGAAGATAGTTTTGTTTGTATCCCGTGAATAGCAATAACCACGAGAAATCTTCCTGTTATTGAATGTAAAGTTTCTGGCAATAATCCAACTGCTTGTAAGGTCAAGGACACCATTCATATAGATACGCGTCATATATCTGTTATGGTTAATCCAGTGAACATCAGTTAAGCTGTCGTTCAAGAGTTTCTCATCTACTTCAATCCAATCTTCTGGTATCTTTTTCCAATTTGCTTTTCGGAAAACATAGACTGTCTTACCTGTAACATTAGCAACTGACTTAGCTACATCTTCTGGAGATGAGCAAAAACATTCACCATCAACTGTGTCACCAATTGCCTTAATGTAAAGCTGAGGTTCTTCAATCGTATCTAAGTCCTCTGACACCTCTTTGTATGAAGCTACACCTTCTGCTGGAACAGCTTTCCAAAGTTTTACAACACCTCTTACAGCTTCTTTACGCTGATAATGATGTTCCTTATCAGACATCTTCACAATCTTTAACAAGCTTTTATCAAGTTTGTGCAGATTGATTAGGTTGTCTAACTCTTTTTCAGTCGAGAATACAAAGACGATACCGTTGTATCTGTGAAACAGACTAGACTCACTGGCATAGTCTCGACATGCACCACGCAGAATCTGATTGCGTCCTACAGTCTTCTCAGTACCATTTTTATTGCGACGGTCGTTTATAACAAACAAAAACTGTTCAATTTGACTTTTACGCATTGCGCCAAAGATATTGAACATACTTGCCTCTTGAGTGTAGGAAAGTGCTGTTGCACGAATCTTACTTTCTAAAGAGTTGAACTTAACATAAGCAACTGGATTATAAAGATAATCTACTTTAGGGATATTGTTTCCGTTCCTATCAACCTTAATATTACCTTTACCATCACGTTCATAGATAACTGAGCCGTCTTCTGCGTAGATAATTCCACGACGAATGTTTAGTAATTCTTCTTCCAGAGAATCAAGCTTAACACCACCCCACTCTAGCTTTGGACACACAGCATTAAACATCTCTCGTGAGTTCAAACGTAACTCAGCATAAGCCTGTGCAGCATCCATAAGTGTAGGTTGACTGTTAACTTTCTTGATAACATCCTTTGTAATTGCTTCAGTTATCTTTTTAGTAGCCTCAATGATAACAGTTTTTTGTCGTGTCATTCATCTGCAATGCTTCACGAGAAGCTGCAATAGCAACTGAACCAATAGGCATGTAGATGTTTACAAGGTCTACGCTCCTACGGAAAAATTCTGGCAATACTTTGAAGAAATCATCACCAAGTAATGCTTCCATGTTCACTGGATAGGCAATATTACCCATCACCACATTAAACTCTGTCCTGTTACCACTAGAACGCCAGCTTTGCTTATGAATCATGGCATCATAAACACCTTCTTCACGGGCAATGACGTTCATATCTGCTAATATATCGTCATACTCGATATTACTTTCTGGTTTTACAGCAAAGTATGAGTATACGTGACCAGCCTCTTCAAAGAACTTTGAGATACGATGGTCAGCAACTGCTACACGTACAGCTAAACCATTAGGTTCTTTTATTGGGTTAGTAGTCAGCTTAGTTACTTGAGGGATACCATTCTCAAGATAAACAGAGTACTTATTAACAACACCATCAACATAGCTAGATACTGTGAATGACTGAGCAATTGCAAATGGAGATTTTGAGCCGATACCCATTGCACCAATGTAGTCATTAGAGTCATTCTTCGTAGAAGCCCCGTAGTTTAGATACAAACTCATAACTTTATCATGAGTCAATCCAGTTCCAAAATCACGAACTTCAAAGTAAGGCTCAAAACGAGTAGGTAAATGCACATGGAAAGGGATGTTCTCTTTTCCAGCTTCTTTCTGAGCATCTACTGCGTTACATGACAGTTCACGAATGACTGCCCTTTCTTTAAAGGTATATACACCAGAACTCAAAAGGCTGAACATTTCAGGTGTCATTGTAATCTGTGCCTGAGACGTCTCTAAAGAAGTTGAACTCTTAATCACTTCTGCGTGGTCGTTTACCATGCGCATAATACTTTCCTCTTAGTTTACTGTTAAATTACTTGTTAAACATTTTACCAGAACCACCACACATAGGGCAACAACCTGCTCTTGTATAACCTTCCCCATTACAGTAGTCACATTTTTTGTACTCTGCATAGTACTTGCAAAGAAGGTAAACAAATACTGCTACACTACCAAGTGACAGTAAAATTTCTATCCAATATGCTTGCATGACTCACCTCTCATATTTTTGTAAAGGATAAAGCTTCTGTCATGGACGATACTTGTAGATACTGCAAAGTTACTTTCAAGCATCTGTTTGTTTGGATTGTAGAAGCTTTCTTTAAACTCGTCAAGTGCAAATTGGTGATTATCTGGAAGACCTTTTACACAGACCTTTATTGTGATTGCCGCTGCAACCTTGCCAGTCAGTTCTTCTTTAGCTGCTACTAAGATTTTGTTGAGGAACTTATGACCATTTTCAGGCTTCTTGATGTTATCCCAGCGTTCTTCTAGGACAATGTTAATGTTCATCTCTTTGATTTTCATAGTCTTCTCCAGAAATTAAAAAGGCTCCCGTAGGAGCCTCTTATCATATACTTTTAAAGCTGCTTGTCAATATTATTTCGAATATCACCAAGAGTTGTGTAACCAAACTGCTCAGAGTCACTAAAGACTAAACGTAAAGCACAAGCTGGGTGGTCAAGTACATCTGCAAAACTCTGGAATCCGTAGCCATCTACAGCTTTCAGCTTATCACCATCCCACATAGGTGCTACACCACCAAAGGCAGATTTCTTAACACCACTATCTGTTTTAGGGTCTTTTGCAAGCATAATCTCTTTACCACCGATGCTTGCAAGAGTTGCTTTAACAGCAAATGCAAAGGTGTCACGAGTCATATACTGATAAGTGTAAGAACCTACACCAAAAACTACGTTAGAGCTTGCAAAACCCATTTCATACAGACGCTTCAGGATTTCGTTTGCACGTTCCAACGTGATAGAGTCACCATAGATAAGTCCAATGTGCTCATCCAGTACCTTAAAACCTTTAGAGTTGATAGTCCCTCCGAAGATGTTGTACAGGGTCTTAATAGCTCCATCAATCTCTGCTACAGGACGTGTTACAACGTTTGCAGAGCCAACCATATAAGCATTTTTCAACATCACTGTATCAGCAACTTCAAAGTCTTCTCGGTCAACAACCATTTCGTAGCCTTCTGACAGTAGCCATCCAGCAATACCATAGCTGATGTTTTCAAGCTTCATGTTCAGAACAGCATTCAGCATTGTATCACTAGCTTCCAGCTTGCTAAGATGTTCATAATAAGCCTTTTTAGCACACTCTAAGTGGATTGCTTTATAACCTGTGACAATATGTACAGGGTCACCAGAGTCAGGACGGATGACCAGTTTGCCATCACGTTCCATAATCTCTTTACGAAGCGCTGGTAAGATTTCTGATACAGTTCTCCAGAAATTATAAGTGTCTGAAACAACACTTGCAATACCAGTTGGGTAAGTTTCTGTTAAGAAACGACGGAAGGTTTGTAACTCACCTTTAAAGCGTCTTTCTTCTTCAATCAACTCATTACCACCTTCCCAAGCAATGTTTGCACACATTACAGAGTGTTCAGTGGCTGGTACAGAGCTGCCAATATCAGAGATTGGGTAGGACTGTCCATAGATTCGTTTAGCCGTATACACAGTAGGGAAACTGTCAGTACCTTTAAAGCTGGTTAAGTGGCCTACAGCGTTAAATGCGTCATCAGTAAAGCCGGACATACCACGCATAGCAAAGTCATGGCACTGATAAGGCAAATGTAAGTCGTTATCACAAGTAAGGTCAGACCACTTCTTACAGATACGTTTGTAGTGCAATGCAATAGTTGCAATGGTACAAGCCTTCCAAATCTCAGCAGAGAAAGCATCTTCTAGATACCCTGCTACCCAATGGAAACCTGAAACAGTGTTCTGGAAGACAATCATTGGTACACGCATAGGGACAACTGTACCTTCTTCTACAGCGTATACTTCAACTGGTAGATAACCTAAGTCGTGAAGTGCTTCCCAATGTTCTCGACCAATAGCATCTTTACCCAGAACACCGTTCATGACTTCTAAGATTTCGTCAATTACTTCTTTTTTGTCACGTCCAAAGAAGGTGGCATTCCAGTGGTCTATCAAGTAATCTTTAATAAAACGTTGAATACCAAAAGCTACTACACCATCAATTGCTAAAGGGCTGTTAAACCATTTATCACTACGTGGTGTCAGGTTCAGCATAAGGTACTGTGTGACATCTGGATACTGATATATATGTGATGCCTTGTAAGCATCTGCATTAAGACCTGCTGGTACTGCATAAAGTGATTTAGTCATCTTTTAATCTCTCTCAAAATGGGGCTTTGAAGCCCCCTATAAAGTTTTAATCAAGGTTTGCTACAGTAACTTGGCTATAATGTGTTAAGCCACGGTCTTTAGCTTCCCCTAAAGAGTTTGTAGTGTAGATGTGGTCAATGCCATTGTCAAGAAGGTTTTCAACATCTTTAGAGAAGATACCATGTGTTACATAGAGTTCCACACGTTTTGCACCTGCTTCACGGAGATGCTTAGCTGCTTCTATGAAGGTTCGACCACCATCACAGATATCATCCAGAATCATGACGGTTTTATCTGTCAAATCAACATCATCAAGGATTCGCATACCAGTAATTTCACCAGTCTTAAGGTTACGCACCTTAGACATTGTGATATATGGTTTATCCACCTCTTTAGCGGTCTCTGCAACCTTCTTAGCAGCACCTGCATCTGGGGCTACTAAGTAATCAACCAGTGGGTCATTTGCATAGTGAACTGCAATCTCCTTTTGAGGAATACTCTGGAAGCAGTTAAACAGGTTATCTGGTACATAGCTGTGAGGGTCAACTGCACAGACTGCGCCAAATCCCATTGCATTAATCTGTTTAGCAAAAACCTTTAAAGCTGCTGCGTCACCTTTAAACATGTGACGGTCATATCGTGCATTTGGTAAGTAGTAAAAGATGACAGTCTTTAAAGCATAATCATGAGGAATTAAATCATCAATTGCTTCTTTAGCAAGTGCCACAGCAAACAATGTGTCCTTGTCATAACCTTTTACAATCATAATCACATTGTTGATGGATGATGCTGCATAAGCAGTAAAATCAACAAACTCTGGCGAAAAGTGTCCACCAATCTCACCAGAAGGGAATTGGACGATGTTAAACTCTTCTTCATGAGTCCCTTTAGTTGGTGAATGAACTGTAACACGGATAGATGTTTTCATAGTTTTCTCTCTCAATCAAAAGTTACGTTTGTTACTGCCATTGCAGATTTGCATTTTGCAGGGTCTACAACGTGATAAAGTACACTACAGTTACCTGTGCTGTCTGGTACAGGTTTAACCCATTGTTGCTTGACAGTTGGTTCGCCTAAGTCTTTGTAAGAACCATCTGTAAAGTTGTTTACCATCTCAAGTGCAATTGGCTCTGGAACATGACCACGTATCATGTACATTTCACAACCATTACCTCCTTCACTGACTAATGGTAAAATCTCCCACTTTTCTTTAGCCATTATAAGTTGCCCTATAAACTGTCTCGAACTTCAACAGGAGAGATATTGCCAAATCTGTATAGTTGTTGTCAAGCACATCTGGCATATTATTTTTGATATATTTCTCTTGCTCTTCATAGGTCATCTTAGAGGTGCTTAAAAGACTATCTCCTTGCTTCTGATTATCAAGTTTAGTCTGGATAAACCAGTTTGCACAGTGATGCTCACCACCCTTTGTAACAGGTTTGTGGTGGCCTAATGTGAAGGATTGACTACCTGTGTATCTGCAAAGTTTATTGAGTACTGTAATGGTGTTCTTCACAACAAAACATTCATACAGGTTGTCTATGGTGTAGTATGGGTAATATCGGAATAATGCTCTTTCACGAGTACTCTCACGATTCCAGAGAATCATGTGATTGGAGTTGGAAGGGTCATATTGGTGGGAGTCAATGAACTCTTGACGTTCCTCAAAGCTGAGTCTTAGAACTGACATTGCAGCCGAACGTTTCAGGTTTGACAGGTACATAGTATCTCCATAAAAATAAAAAGGGAACCTTTACAGTCCCCTTATAGTATCTGTTTACTGAGCTACTTTCAAGATGCTTGTGAATGAGATTTCACTCTCATCCATAAACTCTTTTGCTTCTCCAGTAACTTTCACAAAGTTATCTAGGCAGATAATCTTCTTATCTTTCTTACTGTAGGTTAGCTTAACCTTTTCAATATCTTTCTTAGAGCTTTTCTCTTCATTGAAGAGTTTTACAGCCTCTTTGAATGGTAGATATGAGCCGTCATTATCACTAATGAATCCTGTACCACAATAGTAGTAGTTATACTCTTTAGCCATAAACTGGCACAGTACGAAAATCTGTAATTTACGAGTGTTATAAACTTTGCTCATGATTATTTAGCCTTCTTGTTACGTTTATGGTTACTAGCTTTTTTAGCTGCACGTTTAATTGCTGCTGCACCAGTTGGTCGATGTGCTTGTTTTTTACCACCTTTACCACGTCCAACGTGGATGTAAGGCTGCTGTTCAATTTGGCTTGCAAGAACTTGTGCAATTGCTGAAGCATCTACACCAACCTGCTTCCCAGTCATAGCAATGATTGCTGCTGCTTTTGCCAGTGCCTTCAAAAAGCCAGCTTTCATATTACCTAAAATTCCCATTTTTAGTCTCTCTCATTAAAGTTTAATACAGAACTTATGAAGTTCTTCTTCAGTGATACCGATTGGAGTTATACCTTCTCTGATGTTTTGAATCCTGTAGAAGTCTCCAAACTTATCTGACTCGTTTATGACAAAGGTAACGTTCTTCACCATCGTTGCAAGAGCACATAATGAACGTTCACCAAATTTTTCTCTCGTATAAATCATCCAAGCATCTAACTTGTTAATGTCGTAAGTCCACTTACCAGAATAATCATTCTGCTCGCCATTGACAATCACCTTGCCATCCATACTCTTTTCTCCAGAGGTTTTGGTTATCAGAACCACGATAAGGTTTAACTGTTGGTTTAGAAGAATCATACTTACCATCAATCACCACGTCAACATATTTCATCACATCGAGGTGGATTTTTCGTGTAACTGAAAACCTGTCCAAAGCCATATAGATTTTTCTGGGTAAACAGTTTTAATACGTTTACATATATTGGTAACGTCTTGAATGTTTCTATCATCCAGAGGCTCCCCACCAAGTATTGACAGCCCACTGATAGCATTATCATCCATTAACTTGATGATGCCATAGAGGTTTGCATAAGTAAACTCTTTACCAGCATTAAATTTCCAAGACTCCCTGTTAAAGCAGCCTTCACAGTGATGTTTGCAGCCAGCTACGAAGAGGCTTACACGAACCCCTTCACCATTAGCTGTGTCAAATGGTCTAATCTCCATGTAATTCATCTAGTTACCTCACCAATATTATTTAAGCCTTTTACTCATTCAAACACCACATGACAAGGAACTTGTTTAGTAATAAATTCTTCACAGTGTTCTTTAATGAAGTTTTGTAATGGCACACAGTCTTGTGCACAAGTCATTAGCATAATGTACTCTGGATTCATAATATTTTCAATGTTGTAGAAGACAACATTGTCAAATAATTCATGACCGTCTTCTTCAGACCAAGTTCCAGTGACTATAGCTAATTTGTCAAGCAATTCCTTAGGCAACGCTACACCATCTTCTACGGAATCACTTAGAACGTTGTCACCTATGTACAATGTGAAGACCGTATGAAATGTTGAGTATCTTACGTGATTCTTTTCGCAAGAGCCACACTCTGAGGCGTAATCTTTAATCCACTCTAACTGTTTTTGTTCAACTTAATCATAATTTCACCTTAGCTGGCAATGCACTGAATGCTATAGCTAACCCTAAAAATGGTTTGAAGCATGACCATAAATCCATCTGACCATGATATGTGAAACTCCATTGTGGGTCTGAAAAACCCCATACCATAACGCTAACTCCAAAGAAGAAGATTAGAATGTGAAGTATGTATATCAACGTTTTTGATATTTTAAACATTTTAACTTATCTCTCAACTCACAATAAGAGAGTCCTAAAAAGAACCCCAGTAAGACAGAACCTATGAACAGGCCAATGATGCTCTCTGCCATATCTAACATCCAATAAAAAGGTGATGTAAGCCTATCAAGACTCACACCACCTTGTCAAGTTTTACATAGAAACCCTATCACGAATCTCAGCAATTTTTGCATCATTCATTCGGGATTCACCTTTAATCTTAGTCCACCCAAGATATCCACACACTCTGTTAATCACAGAGATGTCATGTGAATGGCAAACCTCACATTCTTCAACATCAGCCTTTGGCCTGTTGCCACAATGTTCGCAGATTGCTAAGTCAAAGTTAAGTCCCTGATAAAAGCCTTTCAACATCCCTCTTGTAATACAACTTTTAAGTGCTGGTAAGTTTTCTGGGTTAGCTACCCTCACATACTGGATTCTGCCGCCTCTACAGATATGGAAGAATGGCTCTTCTAAGTCCTGCTTCTCAAATGGTGAGATATCTGCTGCAACATTCATATGGAAACTGTTTGTAAAATATTCCTTATCAGAAACGCCTTTGATAACGCCAAACATATCTCTGAACTGTTTTAGCTGAGTTCCACACAATGACTCTGCTGGAGTGCCATATACTGCATACAGGAAGCCATCTTCATTCTTAAACTCTTCAGTTTTCATGTTAATGTATGCCAGAACATCGTATGCAAAACTAGAACTTCCAACTTCATGAAGTCGTTTACCTTCAGCAAGAACAGATAGTTCATCAAGCGCAGTAACCCCAAAAGAAGCTGTGAAGGACTTCACGATATCCCAACCAACCTTGTCAGTAGGTTTCTTAGTCCCTTTGTACAGACCACCTTGTGTGAATGCCAGAGGGTTAGAACTTGCTGGCATGTTAGCAATCATTTCGTAGCGTTTCTTGTGGAAGCTGCGAATCATCTCTAGGTACTTATCAAGCTCCTTCCAGAAATCTAAACCATTCTCTTTAGAATACTGGTAAATCATTGGTAAGTTCAAAGAAACAGCACCGATGTTAGCACGACCTACATAAAACTCTTCGCCATATTCGTTATGGTATGGTGATAAAAATGCTCTACACTTGTTGTTCAGGTAAGTTCGCTAAGCTTACCCCGCTTTATTCAAGCTGCTTACTGTCGCCAGTAAGTCCAGACTATATCTTCTACTTATTTCTAAGTAGCGTACCATTTCGAGTCGCTTGACCCTACACCGCTACATTCATCACGGTTAGTCGTTCGGCATTTAGATGTATTCAAACTCATATTCGAAGTTATTTGGCATGTAAGACTCCTATGTTGTATAGTTTCTTACATCATACATCATTTAGCACAGGATTGTCTACATCTGTAGAGTTTCCCTGTTTAGGCACGTTTTAGATGAGCTATAGAGCTTGTTAACCCATCGGTGAAATAACCTTACCAGAACGCTCAAAAGCCTCTGCTACAGCACCATGACCAGATACACTTAAGAAATCTGGATACATTGCTTTAGAGCAACACTCAATGGCTTTACTGTACAGGTGTCCTTGACAGATATTCTCATCGTGTCTCTTCTGGTCATAAATATAAACCAGTTTAGGAAATACAACAGGCTTCTTGCTCTTACCTTGTCCATTCATACGAACATCTAGGAGGGTACTTGCAATCATGTATTGTAATCGGTTGTCTTCATTAGACATGTCTGGGTCAAGTAAACCAAATGTTAAAGTTGTGAATGCAAAATCACCACGGCTACAAGGTACGGTATTGAGCTTCATTTCAAGAGACTGAAAACCTTGAGTTAATTCAATCTGTAGCTGCTCCATGACATAGTTGTGGTAATGTTCTTTAGGAATACCATAAGCTGTTGCTTTTTCAGCATGGTAACGTAGAGACTTCTTAGCATACGGTACAAGTACCTTATCAATCTCTGCTAAAGTAAAGCCACCAAATTGCTGTGCAGTTGCTGAAAGAACTACATCACCAATAACCTGTAAAGCTGACAGTACAGACTTTGGTTCACAGTATTCAATGCCAGACATTTCAAAGCCACCTTTCAGCACTTTACCAATGTCAAACAGGCAACAGTTGATACCACCAAAAATCAGGTCTCTTAAATCATGAATATAGATAAACCCTTTTTCAATGGCTTCAAGTTCCTCTGGTGTTAAATGGTACTGTTTAAAGATTTCTTTAGTCAGGTAACCACGAATAATTGAACCTTTTGTAGAAATTAAACTACTGTCAAAGTTAGCGTTTTCACGGTCACCTAAGAAGAGTGTGTCTTTAGTCTTTTGGTAAAGCTCATCCCAATTTTGAGCAACCTCTTTACGGTAATTTCTATATGTTGAGTAAGACTCATAAATCTCATGATTGACTTCTGCCAAAGCACCCTCAACAATACTGTGGATATCATTTACCGAGATTAGCAAATTATTCTGTTTAGTAGATTTTACCAGAATCCTCATAAATGCTGACTCAAGAGCTTGAGTAACATCTGGTGGAAGCTCTTTATAACCAACCCTATTAGCCGACTTTGTGACTGCTGCTAAAACTTTTTTGATATCCGGTTCTTCAAGTGAGCCATTCTTTTTAATAATTTGTACTTTGTTCATTATTGCCCCTTTACATGCTAAAAAGGTCTCCGAAGAGACCCTTTCATTTTAAATCTTTTTAGAAAACTTAGAAAAGAGTTCTCTTAGTTTTTCAGTGATGCCCAGATGTATCTCTAGAATTTCAAATATAACCCATAGTAACATGACTCCAAACAACAAACCTTGTTTAAAGTCAGTAAATAGGTTAGCAATAAGCATACCAATTACAATAACTGGTGCATCAATAACCAAACCTTCCCAAAGGCGTTTAAGCATTATTCACCTCTGCCATAAAATTCTGTAGCGTCCCAACAGGTTTTAGATTTTGACCATCAGTTTTCATGATGAATGGCATCTGACGAACTGGCATCTGTGCAATATCAATCAGGTCTGATAGTTCATAGTCCTGCCCTAACATTCTCACAACATGGTCAATACCACGAGCTTTTGCAAAATTCTTTGCAGTCTCACACTGAGGGCATCCAGTTTTGGAGTAAATTACATAAGTCATTAAGGAACCTCTAAAAATCCACTATTTAAGTCATCTACAACAGTATTCAATAGGTACGCACCGTTCTGTTGCTCCTGATTAGCATTCTGCTCTTTATCAATTTCCATCTTCTTAATCATGTACTTCAAAGGTGGTTCTTTAGGAGCTACAAAGTCTCTTTGAATGCCAAACATATCATACAGTGGGGCAGCATTATAGTAAACCCACTCATGAAGAAGCTTTGTATTTAAACCAACTACAGCACGTCCTTCGGAGAAGATATAATACGACCATTTCTCTTCACTTTCAACTACTTCATCTAAGATTACTTTAATCTCTGGAAGAATTTGTTGAAAAGCTTTCTGCCACTCATCATCTCTTAAAGTTTCTTTTAAAACTTCAATATCAATTTTAGTGTGAAGGATTTCGTCAAGCATAATTTTCTGGACAGCTTGAGCAATACCCTGAAATTTATCTTGAGCATCAAGTGCAAAAGTACATGCAAAGGATGCCATAAAAGATATACCTTCAAGCGCAGTCACTGCAAACAGCCCTTTCAGAATCACTTTATGGAAGTGTAAAGGGTCTTTGTCCAGAAGTGAATCACGCACATAACTCAGACGATAGTTTATACCTTCATCCAGTAATTCTTCAAGAACACGATTCACAGTTTTTAATCGGTCTTGCACAGCAACATTCTGGTTAATCTCATCTAAGATTGTTTCAGGATTTTTAATACATTGCCTTACAATCTCTGAGTAAGTAAGAGCATGTAGGTTTTCAATCTCAGACTGCTTCATAATTGCAGTTGCATAGATGTCATCAGAGATGAATGGTGCAAAGGCGAATGCCAAGCTCTTAGCAACTTGGGTATCTGCTTCCCATTGCCACTTAAGAATCTCAAGCATTACACCTGACATTGATGCTGGGACACTCTCAAAATCAAGACGTGATTGTTCAAAAGGGAACTCATCTTCTGACCAGTCTTGTGCTTTTTGTTGCTTATAAAGCTCAAAGATTTTTGGGTAGTGTTTATTAAGTGAGTCAAAAGTTTTTCTCTCACCACCTAAAAAGATTGGGTGCTGGTTAATCATAGCGTGATTTCTCCTTTCTTTATCATTTCTAAGGCTTGTTTTCTGTCTAAAACTTCCCAGTTTTCTTTGTTAAACATCTCATAAGGTCTTGCGTAGATTTTACCATCTGCTGTAGAGATGTAAGAGATACCAGCAACCCATGAGTCATCATTTTGTTTTATCATCATGTCTGTGCTACTCACATAGTACATCGTTTTCCGAGGCTTATGGAGCAAGTATATAGGTCGCTCATGTTTTTCTATTAAATCTTTCATGGTCTCTCCAAAGTTATTTTTAGAGGGTCTTTTACGACCCTCATAGTTGTTAAAACTAAACACCACAACCCTCGCAATAAGCATCTTGCAGTGCAGATTTACCTACACCGATGCGACTGTTAAGGTAGTACATGGTTTTCATACCTACTGAGTTGGCATAAATCATGTACTTCAAAGCTTGAGCCAATGATACCTTCTTAGCTTTTGCGTAGTCAACATAGAAATCTGAAGAGATAGCTTGACCAGTGAACTTTTGAACAATTGCATAACAATCAATCAGGTCAAAGGTGTCAATACCCCAAGCAATTTCATAGACATACTTCAACTCTTCATAATCTGGAACAATAAACAGCACGTTACCAGTTGCAGACTTTTTAGTTAAAATAAAGTCACGAATTGGGTACAAGCCGTTTGTCGTATTAGTTGCCAGTGAAGAACTCTCATTAGGCATGTAAGCTTCTAATACAGAGTTGCGGATTCCACCATTTTCTTTAATACGTTGTGCTAAGTCATCCCAATCATATCTTAGTTTTGCATCATGCTTCTCATCAATCTTCCTGTTAGCTGTCTTCGGAGGAACCCAACCTTCAGGATACTTAGTGAACTGCATATACTCAGGCACACCACGTTCTTTAGCAAGCCTTAAAGAAGCTTCGTGTAAGTAGTAAGAGTGCATTTCAGCAAGCTCATGAAGCTTCGTCTTACCTGCTCTTGAAGAGTAGTTCACGTAGTTTTTTGCAAGGTAATGAGCCACATTTGTAAGGCCAATACCAACAGAACGACGCTTCTGAACATGGTTGCGCATCGACGGATACGGATAATCCATAAGGTCAATAACGGAGTCAACCATTGCAAGAGCATAATAAGCAACGTCAGCGTATTCATCTTCTGAAATTCTCCCTGCAACCAAACTAGCTAGGAAGCAAAGAGCTACCTCACCATCCTCTTTCACAGCAGCGTCTCTGTAAAGGTCTGTCTCTTTCTCAAAGCCGTACACTGGCAACACAATTTCCATACAAAGATTTGACATCTTCAAAGGTTCTTTAAATGGTGTATGTGTGTTTGCATTATTCGTAAAGAATGGGTACACACGGCCTGTTGCATAACGCTGCTGGATAAACAGTTTAGCAATTTCACGAGCCTTCACCCGTCTGTGCTTAACACCTGAATGTACTGCGTGACCAACTGCCATAGCAAACTCATCAGCAGATGCTGTGTAGAACATGTCATAGAGCTTTGGTGCATCCTTGTAAGAGAATAGCAACCAGTCTGTATCATATTGAACACACTGCCAGAAATAATCATTTGTACCGAATGAGTAGTCCATCTCATTAATACGTTTAGAAGGAACCGTTGTAGGGTGCTTCAAACGCAGTAAATCTTCAATCTGCGGGTCTAGAGCAGTGTAGAAGTTGTTAGCTGAACCACCACGGCTCTTCTGTTTGTTTGCCTCTACAGATGAACGTACAAGCTTGTAATAAGGCAGTTTACCCATATGCTCAATAGTATTTTGACGGATACCATCACCAATAGTGCGAGTCTCCATCAGCATACCAATACCAGCTTGCTTTGTGGTCATGTCATAGGCAACCTTTGCGGCAATACCTAGAGATTCAGCAGTATCATTCGCTTTAATCAAACAGCATGACGCATAACCTGATTTAGTAGCTCTTAAACCATTCAGATAAGGCGTAGGAGCATTAATCTTCAGGTCAGATAGGTAAGTGTACAGCTTAATAACATCTTGTAGTCTACGGTGCTTTGGTTGCTTCTCAAAGGCTTTCATAGCCATACCCATAAACATAAATTGTGGTGACTCAAAAAGTCTTCCCGTTTTAATATCACGGATTCCATATTTATCTCTGAACTGTTTCAGGACTGCATAACCATAAGAGATATCTTTTGAGTGCACAATGTATCCTTGCAGGTATTCAAGCTCTTCCTGAGAATAGTCCATCTTCTCCCAAAGTCCTGCTCTCTCCATATTTTTAACGAAGGTAACCAGCGTAGGAACCTTAGTAAAGCCTCCAAAGGCTTCTTTGTAGATAATCCCTAGAAGTAGCCGTCCAGCCATGTCTGAGTACTCTTGAGTTTGTTTATCAACACAAACATCAATCATAGCTTGGTGCATCTCTTTTGTAGTGCAACCTTCATAGACACGTTTCATGGCTTCCATAGTGACTTCTGACCAAATAATACCACGCTTATCTGCCCATGATGCCCACTTATTCAGTCTTTCTGGGTCAAAGCTTACTACTGTACCGTTTGATTTTTTAATTGTCTTAATCATTTTTAAATCCTACAGGTGAAAAGAGCCTCCGAAGAGGCTCCCTAGTTTAAATCTTGAAAATTTGCTCATTCTGCCACATATCGTAAAACTTATCACTTACTTTTGTGACTGAAGAAGTGTGCATACAATCCAGGAACCACGATGATGTGTTGCCATTCATAATTGCTTCAAGCTCTTGTGTAGTGTTCTCACACATGTCTGCAACAACGTAATTGCCTCGTATCTTGCAAACAATTCTTCCAAACAAGATTGCACTTCTTCCTCTTCGGTCATCACAGTACATAACTGTGTCTCCGTGCTTGATATCTTGTCCTATACTATCAACACCTAACTTAGCACCTGAGATAATGTCATCATAAGATAGCTTTTTTACTTTAGACACGGTATTTCTCCAAGTTTCTTTTTAGATATAACCAACCGTAGTCAGTCCTTTCTACACCCATAAAGAGTGGAGCCATCACAACCTTACCAAAAGTATTTCTGTGTTGGCAGATTTCAAAGGAATACTCTTTCTCAATATCAATCCCATATTTGTACAGGACTGCTTTTAAAACTTGTTCATTATCCAGAAGTGTATCTGGAGTCTCACCATACTTCTCAAGTAACGGGTCATACATAAACACCGTCATAGAAATATTATAGTTTGAGAAGTGGCTCTTCTGAGCCACACCTTCTTTATTAATGTTCTGTGAATCCATTATAACCAACCCCTTTTAACCAGCACTTCAGGTTATTAGCATCATAATTCAGTTTCGGGTATGAGGTTACATGGAACTGCTCACCATCGTAGTAGACAATATCTGCAATCCATAGTCCATTCTCTTTACAGAAATCTTTATCTGCTTTAGAGGTAATTGGATTAACTTCTACAAAACCATCTACACCCAAATCCTTTAAGCTACCTACAATACCTTTGCAGATAACGCATGTATCAGATACTACCACAAAAAGTTCTTGGCTTTCAAGCTCTACAATGTATTCACCAAGCTGTACTTTAGGGAGATTTGATTGCTTCATAATCTTCCCATCGGCTGCACGGACAATCGCATACCACTCTTTACCATCAACCACTGACATTCTGATAATACACTCTTGACCAGTACGCTTCTCAATATCTGCAAGACGTTTTAAAGCTTCTTCATAGTCATCTGTGTACTTCAGGTCATTATTATGGCAAACAGCTTTCATAGCACCATTATGGTCATGCTGTGACAGATAAATCAGACCGTCAAGAACATATTGCAAATCTGCCTGAGCATCCAGTGTCTCAATGGGGTCTTTCTCTTCAATTGCTTTTACAAGCTCTTTTGCTTCTTCAAGCATACACAGAGATTGAGATTTTAAAGATTCCCAATACTCATTACTGTAAGGTTGCTTTTGAGTGTTTCCACAACGAAGGTTCCAGTTTTTTACTGATTCTCTTGAGTTAAACATTCGGACTCCTTAAAATATCTGTTAACTTTTAGCTCTCGTGTTTCAATATATTCTAGATGCTCACGTAGCTCTTGGCGTTTAAGCATTAGGTGCTGCATTTGAGATTCAACAGCTTCAACTTCTTTAATTATTGACTCTCTGGCATTTGCAAGGATGCGCTCAAGTTCTTCAATCTTGCTGTCAACCTTTGCTACATGACTCACAGCTTTACTTTTGTTAAACATTTTATTCTCTCTCAATAGTTATCAAGCACAATTTGCTTTCATTACCTTATGGATTCTTTTTTCAGCATCTTCATAAGTTTCTTTAGTGATAAACTTAATTGCTGCAATGTTGGCATTGTAGAAGAGTCTGAGCTTAGAGTCAATCCTTTTTGTCATTACATCGAATTTATGTTGAAGGTTTGCTTCACCATAGACTAGGCCACCTTTTGTGTAGTAGGTTTGAATAATGTAAAAGTCAAAAAATTCTTTTCCAAAGCTCTCAATATCGTTTTTTAATATACTCAGAAGAAGTCTCATAAGTCATCCAATCACTCTCCTTAGTGACTACCTTCTTCCGAGTCTTCCCAGCAACTTTTCTTTTGGTCACACTGTTAAACTGTTTCTTACCCAAATAGTACTGCCCAGTCTTTTTGCAGTACACTAGGTAGACAAAACCAAAATGCTTTGCTGGGTCAATTTCCCCACAAAGTGAAATCCAATGTCCATACTCAGGGCAATTACCAAAACCTTTAATTTTTCTCATTCATCACCTTTATTAGCAAACTCTTTGTGTAAACGTTGACGTTCTCTATTCACAACTTCTGCTGCTTCCTCAATCGTGTCATAGTTGCCGAAGAAGTAAACTCTCTTCTGAAAAGTTATCTGTGTAGACCACTTACCATACCTCTTGTTGTAGTACACACCTTTGACACCGGATTTATTGTTTTTGTTAAGCAACCTATTGCATTGGTTCTCTGATAGTGTACATGCCCTCAGATTTAACCAACGATTGTCTAGAGTTACATGGTTCTTGTGGTCAACACACTCAGGAAGATAACCATCCATATATAGGACAGCTAATGAATGCGCATAGTACCCTTTACCAAACAAGTAAATTCGGATGTAACCTTTTAAGTTTGTACCTGCAACAGAACCAATTTTTGTGTGCTTAGCAGACTTCTTAATCCAAGTAAAGACCCCTGTTTCGGGGTCATAGTGTAGGTATTCTTTAAGAGTTTGTTGAGTTAACATTTGGTGTCCACCCATACTTATCAAAAGTGAAATCATCTTTCTTGTTTCTTTCCTGATAAGCTAAGAAAAAGTGTTGCTGCATTAACTCTAAAGGTGTTCTGGTAATTGTTTGACCATCCCACGAGACATAAGTGTATGACTCTTTCTTAGCATAAAGCTCATAAATTGCATCAAGACACTCTTTGTAAGTGGTTTTACCTTCAAGGGCTTTCATTATAGTAACCTTACCAACACCCTTTAAACCGAAATAATTATCCGCATTATCACCAGCCACGGCTTGATAGCAAAGAAATTTAAAACCTACCCCAACTGTCTTCTTAGCTTTTGGTGTCGATTTTATTGGACAATCCCAAATTTCACCAACGTTGTTATCAGCAATGAAAATCAAAGGCGACTTTTCATAAGTCATATCAATACAGTAAGTACCTTCAGCTTGTCGAAGGTCTTTATCAATACTCATTAAGGCAGCCTTTTTACCCATCTTTTCAGCTTTAGCAATCACGATAGAGTCAGCTTCAAATCCATCAAGAATTAGTTTGAACTCTGGTCTTGACAGAAGATATTCACGACAAGCAACTAAGTGTGTTGGTGTGACAGCATCTTTGCGGTTACCTTGATATTGGTGCTCAAGACCTTTAATGTCTTTATGTTTATGCACACCTTTCTCTGTTAAATAACCTACCCAAGTTCTTTCTTTACCAACAACCTTAAGCCATTCCTGAAGCACCTGTTGAGTAGCCATGATAGCTTCTTTTTCACTCTTAGCTTCTTTCCAAGTCTGTCTTTCCCATTCATCTTCATCAAATGCTAGGCCAAGCTCTTCCACAAGGATTCTCTGGTCTGCTAACCATCTTGCAGCATCTTTTGCATTATCAAATGGTTCAGACTCTTCTGCTGTGAGTTTATTGACGTATTTATATTTTGCTTTCTCAACTACACAAGCCCCTTTATAGGCAATACTGTCAGAGTCGATAAAAACATGTGTAACTGAATCGGGAAGGTTTTTTTAATGTGTACTTCTCCATTGTGACTCTCCATATGAAAAAGCCCCATACTAAGTACAGGGCTTTAAAGTAACTTTTAGAGATTAGTCTTCTGTATCGAAGTCTTCATCTTCTTCGTCATCTGGGTCTGGCAAGTCTTCATCGTCACCATCATCAGAATCATTCGAAGGTTTGTGGTCTTTTGCGTCTTCTTCAGTGATTTCACCGTTATCTTCAACACCATCAAGACCAAGCATAGCCAGTTCGTCTTCATCCAGTTCAGGTTCGCCATTAGCACCGTTACCACCAGTGTAAGGTACAAGAGTATCAATGATAAACTGTTCCTGAATAGGTTTTGTCAGAACATTGTTCTCAAAAGTGTAGAAGTGAGTAGAAAGAATCACACTACCAAAAGAACCGTTACCAACTGCAATATCTGGATGAATTACATCATAGTTCTTGTCATCTTCATGTTTGTCAGATGCTTGAGCTTTGATTTTCTTCATCGGCTGTTTAACAGCTACACGCTTACCATTTACTTCTTCAATCAGCATCACAGGGAATGACTGTTTAGCTGTCCACACAGCACCATCTTTATAAGCTGCTGCACGACTTACTTTCAAGATGTGGTAAGTGTCTGCTTCAAATGGTGGTTTGCAACCAAACTTCTCTTCGAAGTCATCTGCATCAACTGCTTCAGTAGTAACTTTATCCCAACCTTCTGGGTTTTTCTTAGACTTAGTAAACTCTTTAAATAGTTTGTTACCATCTTCTGCCAGAATTGAAACACTGTAGTTACAATCTTTTCCTGGGAATTTCTTATCAATGGATTTACCTTTTGCCGGACGTGGTGAAGTGTTCAGGTAATAAAACCAAACATCTTTCAACAGGTAACGCAGAGTTTGACGCTCAGTACCATTGTACTTCTCTACCGGAGCTTTCATTTTAACAACTTTAGACATTATTTAAACCTCTATCTCAATTTATGAAGAGTACCAATTCTAATTTGTTGATACTCTATTGTCAAACATTAATTACTGGAAGTTGTGCTTATCTTTAGAAGCTGCTTTACGTGCAGTTTTTCCAGTTCTTACACGCTTCTCTTCATAGTATTTTGCTGGTTTACCAGCAGTGGCTTTTAAGGAATCCCCAAAAACTTTTTCAAATGCTTTAGAGTGTTTCATGATATTCTCCGATATACTTGATATTCAAACACATTTTCTTTAATTATAAACAGCCAACCAATATTATGTCGAGGTATAGTAATAGTGACTGTTATTATACTGTGATGGAACTTTTCTTCTACCTCAACGCCTCCATCACATTTCATGTAGAGCATTCTATAGAACCTATCAACCTTTGTCAAACACTCTTCCTGAAATTCATTTAAACTTTTTCTTCAAAGAAGGGTATGAACCCCTCTCTTTTATAACTATCACTCAGTTTCAAACGGGCAGTCATCTGCATCCTCAATTAATACAGGTGGAATCGTTGAGCTTTGACGCTGTTCTTCAGTATAGACTTCACCAGTCTCACGGTCAAACACTTCATCCTCATAATGAGGTAAAGAGTCATCGTAATGGTCTTCAGCTTCACCAATACCAAACTGTTGCCGAATATTTTCTGCTGCACCATCAATGTCAACACCACATCCAGAAGCTTTGATGAGACGTCCTGTATCTGGATTGTACCAAGTATGGCCAGCAATACCTGTTGACTTACCATGACGACGACACTTAGTTAACTTGATTTTTGTCAAGTTTTTCTTAACAGGGTCTGGGTCAACCTTGTTACGCATTAACAGAATGTTGTTCATAGAAATCTGGAAGTATGCACCAGAACCCTTAATATCCTCTTCAGAGATATCTCCACCTTCAGAGTTGGCTTTCTGACCACCTGCACTCTTACGAACGTGACATACGTTTACCTGCGCATACTGGTAGCGTTTGCAACGACGCAATAGCTCAGACAAAACTTCCTCTTCATCCGTATCAGAACGTGACAGAGCCAACGTAATAGGGTCAAGAATAATAATCTTACAGTCTAAGCTATTAACAAGATAGTCAACAAACTCCAGCAGGTTATCTTGGTCAATTGCCCCTTGATGGTCAACGATATGGATACGACGACCTTTAGATAGCTCTGCGTGTGCTTCCTTCAATTCATCCCAATCACGTTCGTCATAAGGAATCTCAGAAATCTGCTTGCTTAGGTGGATTGCACAGAGCATCTCCATCAACTCTTCATAGGTATCTTCTACAGGAATTACACCGATATTATAATCAGTTTCTTTCCAAGCTGAATAAATCATCTCACGAGTGTAAGCTGACTTACCTACTGAAGATGGTGCTGCGATAGTCGTAATCTCGCCTAAACCGTAACCACCATAAGTCAGTCTGTTCAAATCCCCGAAAGATTCTGGGAAAGGAATCAATGGAATCTGACCACGGTTCTTCATTGCCTCAAAACCATCTGCAAAGTTCTTGATACCAGCAGGGCAATAACGAGGTGCGTTGTAGATACGCTGCTTAAATCCTTCCAGAACTGTGTCTTTCTCTTTATAGAACTTTGTCCACCATTCGTTAAGGTCTTTTACACCCTCTGGATACTGGAATAAACGAACTTTCTCAATAGGTAAGATACCAGCAGCCTCTTTGGTAGCTTTAGCACCTGCTTCATCGTTATCAAAGCACAAGTAAATTTCATCAAATGATGTGATGTACTGATAGTTATCTTTGATAGACTTGATGTTTGCACCTGACGGAACAGATACATGACAGTAATTCTTACGACGAGATTTGTCCTTAATCGCAAGAGAAGTCATATAGATTGCTGTCGCACATTCCATCTCACCTTCCCAGATGAATAGACGGTTACCACCTTCTGGAGCAATCCATGAACCGAACATTGCCAGTTCACCTTTAATGTCTCCAACACCACCAGAAAAGTCTTTTAACTTACCTCGTAGGTGCTCTTTTGGATGGTCTTCTGGGTAACGGTGACGAACACGGTAGCCAACATGCTCTAGCTTGCCATCTTCATTGCGTTTGTAAGTTGGGTAGAAATGCGCGTCAATTTCACCATCACTGTCAATGTCAACCTTAATACCCAAACGCTCAAGAACTTTTGCAGGAATCTTCCTGTCTTTCAAGTCCATCGCTTCTAGGTTTTCTTTTACATCGTCTAAATCCATTCCACGAAAAGTACGGTTTTTATTATCTGAACCAGTAGAATAAGTGCTCACGATTTGTCCTTTATCAAAATCCCACTCTGGGAAACCTTTGTTACAGCTAAAGCAAGTCATTGAATAAGAATCATCGTCATGATGGTAGATTGAACCAGCATCTGATGAACCACAACGTGGACATGCGCAATGACCAACAAACTGACCAGCCTCTTTCAATTTACGACCTTTAGACATTAGCACCTCTTCGTTGTAGTTCTGCCTTCAATCCATTTTCAATCTTGTCCAGTTCATGAATTTCATCTGCAATCTCTTTCCTTCGTGATTCAACTCTCTTAAGACGTTCAATCATTACCTCATTGGAAAGAGATGAGAGTTCCACTAAACGGTGGTCAATAACTTTAAAATTGTCTTTTACTCTCATCTTCATTCTCTCTTTTAAACTTTAATGATGGCTCTTAGCTTGTTCTCAAGGTCTGCAAGAGTACCATTATTATGAATAATGTCACGCTCATATTTTGTAGAAATCCCATTTTCTGAAACATGTGATGAAACTTTGTCCACATTGTCTCTTTTTACTTCAATAGTTTGGTGTGCAAATCTACTCAGCCATTCAGCTTCAGAGTCAAATCTTAAATCACTGATTAAGACAAAACCATACTGATTTCTAAGTGAGCACATTTCATGGAATCTAACCATTCTTTTTTCAAGGTCTTTAGACCAGAACTTGTCGCCCATTACCTTACGGACAACTTCAGTACCCCAAATTTGTTGAATTTGTCTTGATGAGAATTTATACTTTTTACTAAATCCCAGACGTGTTAGTATGGTAGGTTTAGCAACCTTCTTAAGCTCCATGATTAATCGTCCGGTTAACTCTGACATAAGCTTGAAGTCCATATGATAACGTTCATCTCTGAAGGTGAACTCCATAGCTTCCGTAACTTTAAACATCAGTTCATAATATGATAAGTCAAATACCTGTGGAGTCTCTTTAGTTTCACCGTACAGGTCATTCCAAGTCAAGTCAAATATCTTTGATGCAGATAGTTTAAGGTTGTCTGCAAAGGCCATTACAGCAACATTGTAGCCATACTCATCCTCTAAGATGTTCTTCACAATAGAACATGAGGTGTCTTTTCCAGAACGTGCCTTTCCAGTAAATGCGATAATATTACTCATTTTATCTCCCTTAATTACTAAAAAGCCCCCAACTAAGGAGGCTTGTAAGATTTATAAAGACTTAGTGCAGTTGCTCAGCAGACTCTTTTCAGCCATAGCTGAGATTTGCTTCACAAAATCATCACCGAAGTTAATGCGTAGTTTCTCTTCAATGATTGAAGCACCAATGTTCACCAAAACATCATTGATTGCTTGCATACTAACGCCACCAGTCATTTCCTCAATGAACTCAATACTCACACCCATCATCTGTGACAGTTGGATTAGTGCAACGATATTCATCATCGTAGAGATAGCTGGAATCATCAGTGCAACTTTCACCTGAAGTGGTTCAATGTCAGCTACAGAGTCATTTTCAACAGCTTCTTCCAAAGACTCTTTAGTTTGCTGGATAATCTCTTTGATTCGTGGGTTTAATTCTTCTACGCCCCAATCAAGTTTTTCATATCGTGAAAGTTTCTCTTCCATACGCTTCTCAAGAACAGCCATAACAGCACTTGTTGATGAGATAAGTGTATCAATAATGAAATCAGTGTCCTTAGTCAGCAACAGTTCCTTATCTTCGTCTGACATCCTGATATAGTCATTCTTTTGCATTTCATAAAAAACTGAACTCAGCAAGTGCATCAACACCAACCGCAATAGATGCCAGAGCAAGTGTAGTGTCTGTCAACATCATATTAACCTGTTCTGCAAAAGCACCGTTATCAGACTTGTCTTCAGGCAAGTTATAGCTTGCAGGCATAAACTGTTCTGTGTAGTTATTACCACGAAGAATCATAGCCATGCTTTCTACGGCATTGATTAAGAATGCTTCATCAACACCTTTCTCTTCAAGCATCTTTTCTACATCGATATTCATATTATTTCTCTCTCAGTTGGTTAAGTTTCTTTCTAGAACATTTTAAGTTTTCGGATGAAGAAAAGTCAAGTGTCTTTTCAGAACGTGGATAATAGTGCCTATCCCAAGAAGTTTCAACATCGTTAATCAGTGACGCTAGATTACACAGGTCTGTACCACTTTGCAACCTCTTTTTAAGAGAATCTAGTAAAGCAACTGTGTCTTTAGCTTTGCGTCTCGCTGTAGCAACATCTTTCATATGCTCAAATACAGAGCATTTTAAGTCATCTTCATAGTTTTCAGACAACTCTATTTCATGTTGTATATCAACCATTCTCCTGTGATGGTGAGCATATTCCCGTTGAGCAGCAATGTCAAGTTCTTCCAACTTCTGCAAAGCTCTAACAAAGTCAGCTATGTCTGGGTGAGCAAACATTTTCTGCATGTAAGCCTCTTTTAAGTAACTATTAAGTTTTAATCTTTTATCTTAACGTATTCTATACGTTATACTTTAAAGCTTTTTAAAAGCTATTAAATAATCTTTTAAGAGTTTTAAAGTATCTGTATAGTTAAACTGTTAAGTAACCTTTTAAGTAAAAACCCACTTCGCAAAGATTAACACCTTGTCAAGTGCATTGTCAACTTGCTTTTTATAATTTTTTGCAGTAATGTATGAGGTTAATGATTTTAGAGGGAGTAAAAATGGAAAACGTAGATTTTAAAAACTTACATTTAGTTGGTGATACAGAAACTGATGGTTTACTCCTTGAGTTCACTAAAGTGCACGTAATGGCTTTCGCAGACTATAAATCTGATGATGAAGAGCCACCTGTATGGGTCTTTACAGATGAGCCTATCCTCGGTCACAAGTATACCAAGTACATCAAGGGTGGCTTACGTGAAGGTATTGAGTTTGCGTTAAAGGCAAAACGTCTTTGCATCCACAACGGTCTCGGTTATGACTGGTGGGTTTTCAATCACATTGCACCTGATTTATGGAACTTTGATAATCCAAAGTGTAAACCGTGGAGTAATTTCTTTCAGGATTCTCTTATCCAGTCTCGTGTTCAGTGGATGGATAGACCAACTCCAAAGGGTTATAAAGGTGCTCATGGTTTGGCTGCATGGGGTGCTCGTGTTGGTGTTCGTAAACCAGAGATTGAACATTGGGGTGTGTGGAATGCAGAAATCTTCACTCGTGTTGTAGAAGATATCCGTATTAACGCCAAAACTAAACGGGCACTTGATAACGAGTATCTCAAGCTTAAGAAGTGTGGTATAGACACTTATGAAACTTACATGCGAGCTAAAGAAACATCTTTCTGGATGAGTCAACAAGCTATCAATGGTTGGAAAGCTGATAAAGAGCTTATGGAGTTCCATGTAAAGGAACTTGACAAGTTGACTAATGAGCTTGCTTCAGAGGTTGAACCACATCTTCCTCCAACTATTAAGACCAAAGGTAAAGTCACTGGAGAAGAGTTTGCAAAAGCTTGGAATGAGTATGTTGAAACATTTGGTCATGCAGATGGACTGAAGAGGATTACCAAGTATCCTAAGACAAAGTATCGTCAGCAGGTACGTAACGGTGAGATGCAGACATACGAAATCAAGCCATTTGGTAAGCCAACTACAAAGATTTTTAACATTGAAAAGAGAAATTGCTATACACCAACCAACTCTGTAACTGGTGAAGAGTACAAGGAAGGCTTTGTAGCAATGAAGGATGCTCGTGCAATTTGCAATGAGTTGAATGCAAAGATTGGTAAGAAATGCAAAGACTGGAAGCCAGTAAAAACAGTCAAAACTGTGAAGTACTATAACAGCCACGTTGTTAACCACTTTGAACTTGAGTCAAGTCGCTACACAGGTTTGATTGATGCACCATATACACCAATTGAGTTTGAAGTTTCTCGTATGACTCAGGTAGCAGTTGTTAAAGACTACTTGAAATCAGTTGGTTGGATTCCAGATGACTGGAACTACAAGAAAGACTCAGATGGTCACCCTGTCAAAGTTTGTCGTTTCAAAGACAATAAAAAGATGATTACAAAGCATCCTAAGTGGCAGGAAATGGTTGAGCGGTGTGGTTTGAGTTATGTTGAACATGAAGGTGTACAGTACATTGAGCATAACTGGTCTGTGAAGAAGTACACAGATTTGCTTGAGCCTTGCTTAATCCGTACTTCACCAAAACTTACTGAATCATCTTATGATACGATTGAAGGTGAACTTGGACAGAAGATTGCTAAGTACTATACTTTGATGCACCGACGCAGAACTATTGAGAACTCAAAGGATGATGAAAAAGGTTGGTTGAACCAGATTCGTCCAGATGGTCGCCTTAGTGCTGGTGCAATGGTGTTTGGTACTTCAACTGGACGTATGACGCAGTATGGTATTGTAAACGTACCATCTGGTGCTGCTGTCTATGGAGCACCTATGAGGGAGGTGTGGATTTGTGAGGAAGGGACTAACATCGTTTCAGTTGACCAGAACTCTGCACAGCTTGTTTTACTGTGTAACTTTATGGGTGATAAAGAGTTCACTAAAGCAGTAACTGAAGGTAAAGAGTTTGTCGAGTTCACTAAACAGGATGATGGACGGTACTACTGCAAACATCTTGACAAGTACCTCAATCCAGAGACTGACAAGTATTGTCGTTACGATATGGATAATGACTTATATGAGGTGTATACAGGTACTGATGCACATACGCTTAACAGCATCTACTTTGCATTGAACAAAGAGGATGACATTATTCGTTGTAGAGAAACTCAGGATGAAGAACTTCTTCACGAGATAACTAAAGGCCGTAAGAAGGCTAAGAATGGTATCTATGCGTCAGTGGCGCATGTAAAACGTTGTGAATTGCTGGAAGCCTAAGTCTGTAAAGATATGGTAATCAGCAGCGAAGTCTCTGTTAGGACTCCTATAGTAGAAATGGGAGAGAGACAATGGCAGGTTATAAAGAAAGAGTTTGTTCCAGATGTGGCGAAGAGTTTAAGCCATATCAGTACAATCAAAAACGTTGTAGAAACTGCGTTCTTGAAGTAGACAGAAGAGCAGCAAGTCGTGTCATAGAGAAAATATGTCCAAGCTGCAATAACCAGTTTACACCTAGAACAGCAAGACAGACGTATTGCAGTTCTGCTTGTGGAGAAAAGGGAAGGGTAAAGAACTATTACTTAAGGACTTACGGCTTAGAAAGAGAAGAGGTCGAAGAGTTACTAAGTAAGTGTGGTCACAAGTGTCAAATCTGCGGTGGTGAAGGTTTTATCATGGATGGTTCAAGACATAAAGCCAAGCTGGTTGTTGACCATGACCACAAAACAGGACAGGTAAGAGGTATGCTGTGTCACAACTGTAACAGAGGTCTTGGGCTGTTCTCAGATAGTATAGAGAACATGAAGAGAGCAATTGCATACCTTAGTAAATAATAGTATTTTAGAGTTCCTAACAGAGAAACGTTCAGAGACTATCGAAAAGCATACTTAATGTATGAACTGAGTAGAGTAGGGTGGTAAGCTAATGACCATTCCCAAGTGCAACGGTAGTATTACTACTGCGTGATATAGTCCGACACTCCGTAGAAATGCGGAGAAGTTCATAAGAGAACTGGTACACCTTGCGAGTGTATTGACCAGATGTATTGTTCGGTGCAGGTGATGAGAAGTTTGCCAAGACCATTAAGGCAGCTTCTACAGAGGAAGGTGCATTAACTAAGCAGACCTACTATATGCGTCTACCAAAGATTAAGAAACTACTTGATAACTTAGAAGCCGATTTTAAGGCCACTAAGAAGGCATTAGAAGAGGTTTTCGGCAAGAGTGCTGCAATCGCTAAGGGTGGGTACATTCAGGTCGCTGGGGCGTGGTTATGGTGTAAATCACCGCATAAACTATTAAACTATACCCTAATGGGTAGTGAGGCGCAGGTTCAGAATGAAGCAATTAACCTTGCTTGCCGTCGTATGATTGACGAAGGTTTGATGAAGTTGAACGGTCGCAAACCAGCTATAGGTGCTCGTTTATTGTGCTCCTATCACGACGAGACGAGTTGGGAATGTCCAGAAAGTATGACGGCAGAAGTGAAAGCAGTTACTGACTGGTATTATGGGCAAGCTTCTAAAAACTTAGGTCTTAAGAAAGAAACGCTTGTTACAGGTACTGGTAAGGTTGGTAAAAGCTGGCTTGAAGTACACTAATTAGTATTGACAAGGTGCTCATGGAAGAGTACCTTATACAATATCTTATATAGGAGGTTATATGACACTTTCAGACGTTATTCAGCAACTTCACAACAACTGCTACACTCCAGAGTTGATTCAAGAGATGCTTATTGTGGTGATGCCTAGTAAGTTCGTAAAAGGTTTTAATCGTGATTCCTTAATGTCTGCGCATATCATTATCATTGACGGAAAGATTGCAAGAGACCGCACAGGTGTTCTTAAGGGTGAACGTATTAGTATTGACCTCTGAGTATTGGAAACATCAAAATGAAACGCAAAGTAAAATTATTTAGTTTATATGGGAGAGTCGGTAAAGGTTTTGATTGGCAACTGCTACGTTCAGATGTTAAAAGTAACGAGTTAGCACAGCTTATTATAAACTATCGACGAACGTACAGAGAGGTAGAACATCGTGAACAGTAAAATTGGAAAGTCTGATGAAGTTATCAGAAGCAAAGACAAAGCTACAGCCATAATCGCTGACGCTTGGAGCAGAGGCTTAGATTACGAATGGTATCTTAGTGTATGCCAAGAGTTATCAGTCTCCCCCGTATCAAAAGAAACTTTCGATAAACTCTACGCAGTTTGCCAAGATGGATACAATGAAGCCATGCTTCAAAACTGCATGAGTTTAATCAACCCAAAAGCATCTGACTTATTCTTTTAAGGTGAAGATATGGAAGTCCTAGTAAACTATATCTATTGTTATGATGTTGTTCACTCCACTACAACCGTAGCTCAACGTAATCCAATCGTCCCACGAGAAGGTGAGTTGGTTCGCATAGAGGGTTGGACTTACACTGTGGGAAGCATCATTCATAAGTTTGATGTTGCTGGTGATGTTCAAGTTATCGACGTAGAGATTGGTGGTAAGAGAAAATGACTGTAGAAGATAAATTTAAGAATGCAGTTCTTACAGAAGATGGTGAGCTTGAAACATTCATTCTCCGTGTTGATGGTAAACTATTCCGGTGTCGTTGTGGGTCAAACTGTTTCCATAAACCTGATAACACAAATTTAGACATATACGAGTGTAATAGTTGTGGTGTAAGGTTCTTAGGTAAGATTAAGGATATGCAATGAAGATAACTCAAGAGATGAAGGAATTGTATGAGAAAAGCTTGGTAATCCCTCCAAAGACTAATACTAAGAAATTACTATTTGACTCTTGGTTAGATAACTCCACATATGGGAAGTACTACCTGAAGGTTATTTCTTTTGGCGAAAGACCAGAATCACCTGAATTTTATGATAGTTACATAAAGGAGCAAGATGAAAAATGTTTAGATTTCTACGAAAAACACATGGAAGCTATAAATTCAATTTAATTATCAAAGAAGACTTTGGTGTACACGCTTGGCACTCCTTCTACTCAAAAGGCTGCATAGCTTGTGAGGCAAGAGATAAATGAACAAAGAAGATAAGCATAAAAATGCTGTACGAACTCCTGATGGAAAGGTTCAATCCTTCATCCTGACAGTTGGTGGAAAGCCGTTTCGTTGCCACTGCGGAGCAAACTGTTTCCATAAACCAGATAAAAATGACTTAGAGCTTTACGCATGTAATGCTTGCAATACTTGGTATCACTCAGAGGAATAAAATGACAATACTGTACAAACAAAATAAAGATGGCTCTTTCAACGTCTGGTCATGCGTTGCTGTAGGTGACAAAGTTATTACAACCTACGGTAAAGAAAATGGCAAGATGATGTTTGAAGAGTATACAGCAGAACCTAAAAACATTGGTAAAAAGAATGAGCGTAACGCTGAACAGCAAGCTCTCTTTGAAGTTGCTGCAAAGTATAAAAAGCAGGTTGACCGCAAAGGTTATGCTTACACAAAAGAGTCTGCACAGAATACTGAGAAGGTAGGTGTACAGCTTGCTCATGATGCTGCAAAGGTTAGCCATACAAAGTATCTGAAGTTCCCTGCTGATGCTCAACCGAAACTTGATGGTGTACGTTGTAGGATTTCAAGGAACTTGAGCATTGGCAGTGTATTTACAGCATACTCTCGTGAGAATACTGTTTACAAAATCCCTACTGAACTAATACCTGACATTATGGCAATGTTAAGGCTCCACAAAGATGTTGATGAGTTTGATGGTGAGATTTATGCTCATGGGTGGGACTTAGAAGATATTGTCTCTATGATTAAAAATGAAGACAATCCTGACCGACACCTACTCAAGTTTTACTGGTACGATATCTGTGATAGTACTAAGACGTGGCCTGAGCGTAGAGATATCATTGAGACTTCACCATTGAATGACTTCAGAGACGGCTGTAAAGTTGTTCCTGTTAAGTCTCGTCGTGTAAATTCTTGGGAAGAGTTTGATGAAGCTCATGATAAGTGGGTTGAAGCTAAGTTTGAAGGTGCAATGTACCGTTCAATCTCTGAAGACTCCTTCTATGAGTGTTGTCACCGTTCATACTTCTTGATTAAGCACAAGAAGATGCACACTGAAGAGTTTAAAGTGACTGGTGTAAAGACTGATAAGCGTGGTCATGGCAAGTTCGTTGTAGAGACTCTTCCTAACGTCTTTGTAGATGTCTCATGGAAGACTACTCATGAGAAGAAACAGTATCTTGCTGAGCATCCTGAAGAGTTTATCGGGAAACCTCTAACGGTTCAGTTCCAGAAGATGACTCGTAAGGGTTCTTTACAGTTCCCTGTTGGGCTAGTTATTAGGGATTATGAATAAAAAGTTGTTGACATAGATAATTTGGTGAGTATACTGAGCAGCATAAACCAACGGGTACTCACCAGCATCACTTAAGAGTCTTCTAAGAGGGTTTTTAAGTGAGGTAGTGTGTGGCTCGGTGCTGTTGGGTCTTGTAGTGTAAGGTATGGAAGGATGGCAGTAGCCTTATAAAAAATCTGCCAAATAAGCTATAAAATCTGTTGACAAGTCAGGTGTTATAGCTTATTTTTATACTCAACGTAATACAAAATTTAATATAGCTTTGAGGTCATTATGAAAAAGATTTTATTAGCTGCTGCAATGGTTATGGCAATGAATTTACCAGTCAATGCAACAGAACTCCCAAATGTGGACTTATCAGGTGTTCCAGAAGACACTTGCCAGATTGTTAAAGGTGTTGCTTTAGCTAATGGTGAGTTACTTAAACCAATCTCTGAAGAGTCTTTGACAGAGATGACTGATAAGGTGACTGACTATCAGTATCGTGTTCTTGCAGAGTATTTCCTGCAATCTGCAAATATTAAAGAGAAGCACCATGATGATATTGATGTACAGGCTATGCTCAATCATCGCATCCAGTTTAAAGAAGATTTGATGCAAAAAGCTATGTATGGCGTTGAGTATTTCTTAGAAAACAGAAGCTGCACAGGTATTTGATATGGCTCTTAAAAAGTTACATCCCAGAAGCGGTTATGGTAAGATAATTGATGATACAGACGGCTTTACAGTCTTTACAGTTATCTGCCAAGATGATTCACAGATTGAAAAGGCTCTTGATGATTATCTTAACGATGAACGTGAAAAGGTTAGGGCTACAAGCATAGATTCATTGATTGACACTTCACGCAAACGGAAGAAGAAAGATGAATGAGGTTTTTGACCCTTATGCTCCACAAGATGATTGGGAGGCTGACAGAGAAGCTGAAATGGAGAGTTATATTTGTCCAATGGATGTAGACGAAATGAGAGATTTCGTTGCACATCGTTTTAAGAGAGAGATTAAATCCAGAGGTCTTTCTCAAGAGCAAGTTGCTAAAATTTGTGGTATCTCTCAGGCTCGTGTATCCAACATAATCAATCTCACTGGTAATGTCTCTCTTGAGTTTATGTTGGAAGTATGCGAAAAATTTGGTGTTAATTTTAACTTAAGGTTGGCAGATTAATATGAAACGTGAAAACATTATCCACTCTGAAAACTTCGCATTAGGCTTTTATGGTGCACCTACTCACCTTGAGAAGTATTATGGTGTGAAGATTCTTTCCAATCTCATTATGACTTACAAAGATGGTAAGATTAAGAATACTGAGAAGAAACGTGTAATGGGTTATATGGCTGTAGGTTCAGCAATCTCAAACATTAAGCTGGAAACAACTAGCAGCCAGATTGTGAAAGACCTCTTCATCAAAGAGCTTTACCACAATCTTGATGGTGTAGATGTTCAGGCTGTTTGGCTGGATGTTGACGGTCACAACTACACAAGCTTCGTTTTCAAAAACGATGACATTAAGTGTCTGTTCCCATAATAGGTGATGAATTATGATTGATATCTACTTACAAGATGCTCATGCAGATTTCCTTAAAGAAATGCTTAAAAAGTTTATGGCTTCACAGTATGAGAATGAAGCATCTTTTAAAATAGTTACGTGTGGCGATGAAGCTGGTTTTGTTGAGATTGAGCATGAAGGCACTGGAAAGATTGTTTGTAAATTACCTGATAGCATGTTCTCTAGCACGTTCTTAACAAAGACTAGTATAAATGTTAAGCTTGTACCTCAGATTGAAACATACTCTGGTACAGATTACCCTAAAGGTTTTAAGTCACTGATGAAGTACTTCTTAGATGACTTTGTGAGCAATCTTCTGCGAGAGGTAAAAGAAAGTCGTACAGTGTTGACTGTAGAGAATATGGGAGGAACTATTAGGGTTACTTCTGACTGTTTTGTTATGAGCCTCTTCGACTTCGTTCCTAAAAACTTTGATGGTATTCTGGATGAAGAAGATGACTGTGTAGACTTTATATTGGCTCTTGAGCCAGTTTTTGAGGTTAAATAAATGAAAATTGAACACTGCTATGAGTCTGATGGAACACCTATACGTTGTCCACATTGTGGGTGTACAGACTTGCAAGGTGAGGTGAGTGAGATAGTCAACGGTCATATTGCTGAAGAGAGTACAAGGTGTACAGGGTGTAGTGAAATCATTGCTTTCTGGGCTTATGGTTCATACCAACCTACACCACACTTAATCTACCATAGTAATAAAGCTGTGAAGACTGTTATCAACTGGTTCATTAAGAGAGGGTTTACAAAATGATTAAATTAATCTTTGCAAGTGGTGAAAATGGTGAGTTTGGTACTCCAACTGGTATGCCGTGGCCTCGACATAAACAGGACATGCAAGAGTTTAAGAGACTCACTAAAAACAACTTAGTGGTAATGGGTAATGAGACTTTTAAGACTCTGGGTAGTAAACCTTTACCAGAACGTGCAAACCTCATCTTAACAAACTCTGTACCATACTTAGGCATAGACTTTGGCAAAGATGGTGTAATGTATGCTAAAGCCAGTAAAGAGTCATTTGGAGCATTTTTGAAGTATCTTGATAGCTCTATTGATGAAGATGTCTTTGTAATTGGTGGTGCAGGTGTCCTTGTCAATGCTTTACCGTATGCTGATGTAGTGTTCCATACAGTCTTTCATAAAGTTACTGAAGAGGTCACTGTGCATTTACCTTTTGAAAACTTCTTCGAGAAGTTGTATGATGGTCGTGTATTTACAAAGGTACAGTCAAAACCATCAGAGGATGGTAAAGCAACCTTTGAAATTTATGTTCCACAAGTAAAAGGACACTTTTGATATGTCACAAGCAGATTCAAGTTACAAAAATATCCTGAACCATGTTTTATCAGTTGGTGAACTACGTACTACACGAACTGGAGATGTTATCTCTGCATTTGCTCCACCTCAGTTTCGTTTTGATATGCGAACTGGTTTCCCGCTCTTAACATCTAAGCAGGTGTTTACACGGCAAGTTATTGGGGAAGCTTTATGGTTCCTGAACGGTGAGAATAAACTGGGTGAACTCCGTTATCGTACTTGGAGTGAAAATGATGGGGAACGCTGGACTATCTGGTCAGATGATTTTAAACGTTGGTTAAGCTCTAATTATTCTTCTGAACAAGATTGGTTAGAAGATGCAGGTGGAAGAATCTATGGAGTTCAGTGGAGAAACTTTGAAGGTCATAATGGTTGTGTTGTAGACCAGTTAGAGACCTTAGTAACGAAGATGAAGGGTGATATCACAGACCGTTACATGCTTGTTAATGCTTGGAATGCAGCAGATATTGCAGCAAACTCAATGGCTCTAGCACCTTGTCATGTTCTGTTTCAGATTTATATCACTAACGAGGGTGAAGTTGACTTACAATGGTATCAGCGTTCTGTAGACACCTTTTTAGGACTTCCGTTTAATATTGCATCTTATGGTTTTATTCTGGAAGTTCTTTGTAAGATGACTGGATACACTCCACGATATTTGATAGGTGTCTTTGGAGATACTCAGATTTATCAGAACCACATGAAGCAGGTTTATGAACTGATGAACAATGAAGAGTTCCATGCACCAACTTTTGAGATTGGTATCCCACTTAACACTTTAAGTGACTTAAAACATCTCACTGCAAGTGACTTTATTGGTGGTATTAGCAACTATCAACATGCAGGAAAGATTGAAGCACCTTTGTCAGTAGGTAAATAAAACAAAAAGGCTCCCGTAAAAAGGAGCCTTAAACTTTACTTTTCAGTATTCTTTGTGTTCTTTTCAGTAATAGCTTGGAGGGCTGATACTGATTGAGCCAGATTGTTTACACTATCAGAGAATTTATCAAGAGTCTTAGTAAGTTTTGCGTTCTCACCCTTAACATTCTCTAACTGGACTTTCTGGTTCTCCATCCCTAGCTGAAGCAGCCTCATATCAGACTGTAAATCACGAATAGCTGAATAATTACTTTTGGAATAATTATCTAACTGCTGTAACTTTGTTGTGATAGACACTTCTTGTTTACCATCCGAAACTTGCATGGTGGTATACATCCCAATAACACTAAAAATACCAACTACAATTGCACCAATATTATTTTTAAAAGCTTCCTCTAGCCACTTCATTTATTCTCCCCCTTAAAAGCTTTTTCTAAGTTATCTACGAACTCATCATCAATAGGTGTGTCTGTTTTACTCGCAAGGTATCTTGCAAGTCTAAAGAACACTTTCTCAATCATGTATTCACTTAGAAGGGATAAAATGAGTTTCCAGAAGAAGCTACCTAGATTTTTTAGAAGAATTGCTAGGATTGTAGGCATTTAATCACCTCATCAGCCAAGATGGTGAGAATACCCATAAAGAATATTAACACCATCTTAACAATCAGTCAACAAGGGATTAAGCAGTTCTTACCCAAGCCATTAACTTGTAGAACTGGTTAGTAACACTAAATGCTGAACCAGAACCAGTACCACCTGTGTTACCACTAACTGTGTGGCTGTGAGCACCAATACCTACAGTATGGCTATGGTTACCTGTTGTGTTGGTTGCACCTGTCCAAGTTCTTGACGCGTGGAAATCAACAGGAGCACCATAAGTGAAGTTAGAGCCTGTGAAGCCATGCGAAGCCTGACTGCTCCCCATCACGAATGCTCCACTCGCAGTGTAGAATGAACTATTGTCACTTCTGAACCAACCAAATGCACCTGAGATTTCCATAGTACCTCTGTTATGGTTATGGTTACCAGTTGTACTAGAAGTCTTAGTACCATAATCAAATGATGAAGTGGTAGCAGAGAAGCTATGCGTATGTGAAGGTAAGTTACCAACAGATAACGTTACAGAGTCTGAACCACCAGTTGTAGCAACATCTGAACCATTTGCTGCTGCAATTCTGATAGTTCTACCAACACCATTATTCAGGTACGTCCAAGTTAGACCAGGAAGTGCTGTATTAGGGTTAACATTACTGTTAAACCACGTTACAATACCTACTGGATAGATTTTATTCAAGTCTGTAGAGTCACTGATTGCTTCTGCAATCTTCTGGTCAGTTTCAGCTTTAGTGTATGCACCAATCTCTGAAGGGGTTGGTTTATCTTGGTCTGTATAGATTTTAGCCCATGCCTGCTCAAAACCATACCTATCTCGTGCTGTCCTGTAAAAAACTACCACCATTCCTGTAGATAAACTTAAACTGTGCAGATGGTGTAGAACTTGCACCCTGATACATATGGTAGACTAGCTGTGTTGCGCCACCAGATTTATCATACACATTATACAGACCAGTTTTAGCATTCCAAACAATACCATCACTCTCACCCACCTCTGTACCACTGCCAGAAGAGTAAGCAAGCATATACCTAGAGTTTGCGGTAGATTGCGTGTAATATCTAGCATCTAAGTTAGAGAAATCTGAGGGTTTAACTTGACCAGTGATGCTTAATGTTTTATTAATAGCAACGACACTAGATAGGATAACCTCACAATCTGTCTTGTGATTGCGGATGGTGACATCATCACCCCCCGAGCCATTACCTACATACCACCTATAAGCACCAGTGTTGTCCTGTGCTCTGATATACAATGGTGAGTTCTCAGAAGAGTTTTTTAGCCTAATAGCTTCACCATTTGCTTGGATAATTTGCTGGGAGGTAAATGTGTTAGCTACATTAATTTTAGCAAGATTGCTCAAAGTAGCTGCCGGAATATATCTAGAGTCAATGTTAGTCCAATCTGAAGGTTGGACTTGACCAGTGATTTTTACAGTCTTGCTGAATGCAGCACCAGACGAGTTTAATACAATAGAAGTATTGCCCTTGTAATCATAAAATGTGATATTGTCATTTGCACTACCTTTACCAATAAACCACAGATTATTGTTTTCAACATCTTTTGCTAGGATGTACAAAGACTCATTAGCAGACTTATTTTTTAGCACGATAGCAGCAGCATTAGAGTTCACACTGATATAGTTATTAAATGTATTAGCACCTGTAAAAGTATTATTGCCAGCTAACTGTGCAAATCTCTGATTAGCGACTGTCTGAGTGAAGTATCTAGCATCTAAGTTAGAGAAATCCGAAGGTTGAACTTGACCAACGATTCTAAGTGACTTGTTAAATGCTGCTGTTGCATCAAGGGTTAACATTGCACCAGTAGCATGATTGTACAAATAAACATTAGTACTGTTTGCATTTCCCTGTCCAACATACCAAGTTTGCTGGTTATTAGCATCTCTACCTTGAATATATGAAGCACCTGTATTGGTTGCCTTCTTAAGAGTTAACTGCTCACCATCAGTTACAATTGCTTGCCTAATACTGAAGTTATTTGTAACAGCAAGCCTTGAATATCTTGCATCATTCTCTTCATTAGTTCTCATGCCAAGTTCATTAGGACTTGGTTTATTCAAAGTATGATAAACAGTTGCTGACCTTGTGGCATCTGCAATAGTGAGTTTAAGCCCATTTGAGTTGATTTTAAAAGTCTTTAAAATATCCCCAAGAGTAATCTCAGAAGAATCTGTAGGGTCAAATACTACCTTACCACCGTAAAGTAACTTGACAATACCTAAATCCCCCGTCATAGTGCTCCCAGCAATCTGAACAAACCTTTCTAGTTTGAAAGAAGCTAAGAAGTCTTGATAGGTCATTCTACGGTCTTCGTCACCCAACATTTCAGGTCTTTTCTTAACTCTGATGTGCAATAGGTCTTCTGAACGAATTGTGTCGATTGAGTTTAATTGACTCAATTTGTAATCTGCCATTATAAATTTTCCTCTTAAAAGGGGCTATAAAGCCCCTGTAAAGAAATTAAGCTGTTCTCTGCCACACATATACTACAAAAGATGGCTGCTCAACACTGAAAGCTTGACCACCACCAACAGAACCAGATGTCCCTGAGTGTGTATGCTCAGAGCTAGAAACAGTAACAGTGCCCGTATGACTGTGTGAACCAATATTAACAGTGTGGCTGTGAGCACCAATTGCAACAGTATGACTATGAGCACCAGATGATGCAGTTGTACCTGAGAAGCTATGGGTGTGAGCACCAGCTAAATCAGTATACGAAGCATTACCAACCCCAGCATCAGCAGATGCGGTAATAGCATTTAACCCACTTCTATCATTACCCCTCAGAGGTACTCTATGGTTGTGGTTACCCTCATTACTTGTCGTTCCACTAAATGTGTGGGTGTGAGCACCAGCACTGTTAGTTGCCTTCGTACCGTAGTCAAAAGTTGATGTACTCTTTGAACCATAATCAAAACTAGAGATAGATACACTTGCAGAGTGTGTATGACCACCACCTGTTAAATAGATAGAGTGGGTGTGTGCTGGTAAATTATTATTTGTTAATGCTACAGTCTGAGAACCGAACGTTGAACCAACAGGTCTAGCTTCTGTATCATAACCAACAAGCGCCCTACCTTTAGAAACTAACTCCCAAGTACCTCCACAAAGCAAGTAAGTGGACGGGTTAGCAGAGTTAACAGATAGATGAATAGTCCCTACTGGATATGATGTTTGGATAGCTTTGTATAAATTATTCACTGCTCTCGCGGTAGCATACTTATCAGCATCTTCATTGTACAGATTAGATGTTGTCCAGTTCTGAACATTACTTAAACCAACCTGTGCTTTCGTTGTATTGTGTGGGTTACTTTTGTCGTCAATATGTTGCTGAATTAAGTTATTCACTTCCTCTGACGACATAATTTGTAGATTTGCTCTTGCCTCAGCAACATTCACAATGTCTGATAAGTTATTAGCTGCAACTAATTGAAGAGAGTTAATAACATTATCAAGACCAACTTGTGATTTAGTTACACCATGAGGGTTATTCCTCAGAGATGCGTGAGGTGCTAACAACTGTTCAAGCGTACATCTTTTATCTTCAACACCTTGCTTAAGGTGGAAGATATCACTTAAATCAACTGGTAAGGCCGCTTGTGGCAAGGCACTAATTTGAATTTCACCTACTGCCATTATTAAGCTCCTACATATTCATATGTGTAAAGGTTTCTTGTACTTGTTGATGCAGTCCCTGTCTCAGACTTAATCAGATTCCAGCCATTAGCCACTAAATCTGGTTGCTCAGTTGCATATGAGCGAACTTCACCGACAGTGCCGTTTACTTTATTCAGCAGGTAGTTGATAATATAGTTGAACCACTGTCTACCCATAGGCTCACCCTTTAAAAGACCTGTCTCTTGAATTTCCGGTGGTGGTAAAACTTTTAACTGATTACCATCAGTATCTACTTCATTTGTAGACCAATTTAAAACTGCCATTAAGAATTTCCTTCTTGTTGTGATTTATCTTTTCTGCCTTTGACAATTTGTGCAACCTCAGCCATGATTCCGTATGCACCACCTGCGATAGCTTCTTTACCAACGATGAAATATCCACTGTTATTAGACCTATCTACAGTCATATAATCATCACTCTGTGAGTTTGCTGTTCTGTCAACCTTAAAGTAACCATCAATAACACCAGCATCTGCAAGGCTCCCTACTATGTTGGACTCCAGAGAGCCACCAGTGTTATTTGTGACAAGACCTCTGTTAGCGTCAGTTACAAACCAGTTCTCTTTATCATCAACAATAGCAAGTGATGAATCAGCAACCTCTACAGGAGTCCAAGCAGTTCCTTTTAAAGTAACATCTCTTAAGATAACAGCGGAGCCAGTAGTTGTTGCAGAAATCTTTGACAGTGTATATGCAGCATCTAGAACACTTTTCCTAGTGTTGATACGGATAACGATACCCCCAGTCTTAGGGGTAATATGCTCAAAAATCTGAGAGAAAGTTGCACCATACAGTGTCATAATTGCTTTTTGCAAGAATGTTGGAGTAGTGTCAGAGCGTCTTAGGAAGATTTGGATATAAAGCATAGCTCTATATGTTTCATCATCAGCACCTAAAGGTCTAGGAACTTTAATCAGTGAGCCAATATTATCAAGTTGTTGACCTACTGATGTCCTGATATTTCTCTCTGTGTGCATCTGCCAGCAAACATCCTCTAGTGTTTGTAACTCATCAGTGATTGCTTTCAAGATGCTTGTGTAGATAAACTTATCTTTAAACTGTGTTACAGTTCGTTCATCAAGTGTTTTGTAATAAACACTATCAATCTTTTCAAACATTATTACTCCTTAGTGATGGTATACTGGCTGCTTTCCCAAACAGTATATTGGTCACCGTCAACAGTAATTCTTGCTGTAGTATATTGTCCGTCACTAGGTGGAACTGATTGACTGTTTGATAATGCTACTTTAACTTCATTAATCTCAATACCTTTAATTACGTCATAGATATATCCATAGATTCTGTTAGGGATAACGTCATTACCAACCTTAAGAGTTCTTCCGTAGGCATTAATACCTTGTACAATACTGTCTCTGATATCCTCTTCAGGGATTGTCAAGCTTTCTTCATCATATAGTGAGTAAGACACCTTAACAAATGCGTATTTTGGTGTTGGTCTGCTAAAATAGATATTATGTGCCAAACCACCTAAATCATAGGCTGTACCAAAAATTGAGCCATAAGCCCTAATACCAGCAGGTTTTGTATCCCAGATTGCCTGAGCTACATTATCATTTTGACCACCAACTACGACAATCTTAAAAGATTTTGGTGGAAGACCTTCTGAGTTTGTCTCTTCAGTATCATTTTCAACACCTGAAGCATCTGAGACACCTTGAACTCTTTTAACAGCAGCTACAATTGCATCTAAAGTCCCTACACCAGTAACTGCTAAGGATTCTAAATATCTCTGTCTAAGTTCTGTGTCAGTTTCTTCGTTTCTACCAGTTGTTAAGTCATACCTGTTATAAATACTGTCAAGACCATCAACAGTTGTCTCAATCTCAATAAGTGTACCAGCCAAAGCAGGAGTAGCACCCACCTCTTCAGCTACTACATCTGAAATAGTTGTAATTTTTGTAAAGGTCAGAAACGTTGTCGCAGTGACAACCATAGGGTTTGTTCTGGCAATGATATCACCCTCATCTTTATAGACTCTTAATGATGCTCCATCATTAATGACTTCTGCCTTTGCTACAATACCACCATTAATAGCTTCTGCTAATTTTGTTAGAAGTGTGGTGATTGTGTCTGATGAGGTTGGTTTATATGAGAAAATGACGTTATCAATAATAATAACATAATCTGCATCAGTTCGTAAAGAGTTAACTTCAAGGACAGCTTCAACACAATATGATGGGGTTAGGGTAATGTTGTTAACTGGATAAAAGATATTTCCGGCAGTACTTCTTAGTCTTGTTGTTGAAGGAATGGTAGCACCAGTCGTTCCAGTAAACTCTACCTGACCTCTTGTTGCCTGAGCAACATATCTATATACAGCATTTAAAGCTGTAATATCATCAAGGTTAAAGCCTTCGGCCTTGTCAATTGTTCCACCGTCATAGACTTCTGATAGAATCTCATGGGTATCTGCTAAAGACCTTGCAATTGAAGCTAGGAAGAGTCCTAATTGACTATCTTCAGAAACGTCAAGGTTTGGTGAAATATCTCTAAGAAGTCTTGATTTGATATTATCAAAAATCTCCTGATATCTTAGAGTTTGTAATCCTGTTGTAGTTAGTCCTGCCATTAGATATTAACCTCTTGCGTAATGTCTGTTAAAATATCTGTTGTAGTAGTTGCATCAAAATTAACAGTTACTTTTCTTTGAGCATTATCCATTGAAGATGAGTAATTGTAGATATTAGATACATCTCTTGTTTCAACAAGGTAAGCTTTCATATAATTGTCAAAGATAGAAGTTTTCTGTTTAAATTTGGCAAGTTGTAAGTATGGGAACCCAGCAGATGTGTTAAAGAAGACTTCACCAGCCCTTAAAAGGCATCTGATATGGAGTCTTTGAGCAACCTGAGTAGCTTTATCATCTTCTGGGATAATTCTAATTTGGTTACCAGTAATCTTTAAATCACCATGAGCCACATACACTGAATCTGAACCTAAAGTGGCAACATAGTCACCACCTAGATTTAATGCAAAGTCTGTTTTCATTATTGTGCCTCTGTAGTATCAGCCTCACCAGCAGGGTCTGTCCAGTAATAATGGTGCGTGTGTTCATTAAAGCTCACACCAGTCGTGTCACTGATAAAATCTGAACCGTGTACTTCTTCTGTTACGTACAAGTTTTTAGAAATGTGCACATCACCTTCAAAATAAAAATTGCCATCATCTGTAACTCTTAACACAGAGTCACCAAAATGAAGTCTGACTGCTGTTGGGTCTGGTTTAAAATTCTGTGTTCTTGTGCAGATGCCTACGAAAGCTACACAGTCTGAGATATCGTGTGTCCTTCTCATATTTGTTTCCATCTGAACATTCTTGTCATTGACAACGAAGTCATCTAAAGGTAACATTGAGAAAGCTAACCAGCATCTGTCATTAGTTTTTACGGGGAATGTTAAAGATGCTCCACCACCACTTGGAAATTGAACAGGGACACCAGTAATCTCTGGCATAGGTAACCCGTTAATAGAGTAAAGTGGCTTGACAGTGGCTGTTTGAGTCTTTGAATCGAAAGACTGAATAATAGCTGGTAAGCCAGTATACAGTTCTTTTCTAAATTCATCAAGACATTCTGAAACATACCCAGACATTCTAGTAACTGGTGACTTCATTATTCCACCTTCTCTAAATCTAGTTCAGTTGTCCAAGCACCACCAGTAAAGTCGAGATTATGAGAAAGACCTTTTACTCGATACTGACCTTCAAAATCTTCACTCTCCCTAATAGTGACGTTATCACCCATCTTAATTCTCCCATCTAAATGGATTTTGCAACGAACTCCAGTCTTAACTTTAATAACTGTCTTATTCTCTTTTTTCAGAACCTTTCTAGTTCTTCTGTAGTAACCTTGCAAAGAATCAATAACGTTATATGGGTAAATTTCCCAAGAGAGTTGTCTAGCCTTAGCATTAAAAGGGACTACTCGGATTTGCTTGTTAAATGTATACCAACGCAGACTACTTTCTTCACAGACCTTTGTTAGTGCCTCTGCAACACTTCCCCAAACACTAAAACCATTCTTGTAAGTGTAACCATCAATACTTGAAAGGTCTTCATCAATAAGTGAGAAGCCTAACCTATTAACCAAATCTCTAATTACACTCTTACGTGTTGTTCCTGCTTTATAAGAGATTGATGTTTTAATAGTTGTTCTTTCCATTTTATCATTAGAGCAAATTACCTTAGTAATCATATCAACACCACGCTTATACGTATAAGCATACTCAATAGTACCTAGATAAATTAATGGGAGGTTATCATACTCAATAATAAGGTCACCATTTGCATCTCTTTTAAAGCCAGTAGTGTAACCTGCTCTGAGCATAACTGTTGCACCAACTGTTTTAAATTTGGTCCTCATCTCTTTATTGAGGTTGTAGATTTCAAAAGTGGTGTCATCGGAGGTTACTTTATTTTTCTGAGATGTATAAGACACATTGCAAGTGAATTGCAAGTTGTCGAAATAATCCATTTGCATAGAATCTTTAGCATGGCTTGTAGGTTTATCATTAAAGGCTGTAGTTTCACTACCTACAGCCAATTGATAGCACCTAAAAGAAGCCCCAGCAGTGCTATCTTTTACAGACATTATAAATTCTCCATTAATCTCATATCTTCTTGAGTGTAATAATTAAGCTCAAATGTCTTTTCTCTTCCGAAGTTATTTCTGGTAGGTTGTAAATCAGTACCATACATTCGTTCAACAAAAAGCTCTCCAGCTAATGAAGGAATTACATAGCGTCCTGTGATTGACTGGTCTGCAAGGCATTTCTTTTCAGATAGTAATACATTACCATCAACATCAGATAGCGTCAAGAACCATCTGTCAAGCCTCTCCTTATACTTTAACTCAATTACAAAGACAGTGCCATCCAGAGTTACAGTTTGTGTAGACCATTCTGTATCAGGAACAGGAATATATTGTGACATTAATAAGTCCCCTTCTTATTTGGATTCACTGAGTGCTTTTGTAATGCCTTTCCAGTCCCAGCAGTCCTATTTAACGCGGCTCCAGCATTTCTTTCAGCCTCTTCACTGAATGTAGTAACACCTTTTCTTGTCTTCGCAGACATTGAGCATTTACCAAGTGCATTGTCTTCAGCACTAGTGAGTTCCCTTACACCATTAGCATCTAGGTCAAATAGCAACTGGCAGTTTAATTTACCATTACCTAAGCTTGTTGTAGTGTTACCTGTATTCCTCTTCGAGGTTGTGCCTCCATCATTCGTGGTAGCGGTCTTTCCAGTCGCAGCCGAAATATCAGTCTGACCCACAATAGCTTTGAAGTTAATTTCCTGAAAAGTTAGCTGGATTCTTAGACCATTTGAGATACCAACATCTTTAGAGGCTTTAAAGCTTGTAATAATGGAATCATCAATTTTAATACCATCTTTACAGATGACCGAAATAATCTGCTTCTGGTCTCTCCAGTTTTCAAGAGTGTCGATGAAGTTCTCTACTAATTGACCCTGACGAGTTAATAATAAGCTTCCTTCATAGCCAACTACAACGACACCACTGATAGTGATTGTTCTGGGTGCTCTTTGCACATTATCTGTGACGGTTTGCCCTGATTGCATGTTCTGTGTAGTTACCTGCATAGGGCTGTCAAATTCCATGTTTTCAGTTGCTGATAAAGTTAAGAAGGCATCTACATTATCTCTTAAGTGGAAATAGATGCCATCTTTGCCACTATATTTGATTTGCATATTAGAATCCCATAACATTATTCTTCCTCTGGATAGCTTGAACTTAGAAGAATGTCTTCTTGATTCTTGTCAGTAATATCCACCATCTTAGTAGCAATTTGTTTACCATCAAGATTGAAAGTAACATTCAGGGTTTGTTTAGTCTGCATAGGTAAACCAGAAGGTGTCATCATCATCGGTGTCTGATTGAGCTTATTGGTAAAATTATCAAGAGATGTTGATAACTTCTCCATGAGAATATCCCAATTAGATAGACCATTGTCAATTAACTTGATGTTACCATCCATATCTTGAGTGTACTGTGCAAACTGAAGTTGACCATTCTCATCAAAGAACATTGGTCTTTTTGGGTTTGTAATATTTGCAACAGCATTTTCAAATGGTTTTGGTAATGTCACTTCACTGTAGTTTTTAGCAGCATTTGGGTCTGTAGAACCTCTTAGCATTAATGCAGAACCAACAGTGCCGAGTGCCATTCTAGTTGCTGTAACTCCTGCAACACCTGTAGTTGTTTCTGCTGTAGCCGCTGCGCCACCTAATCCAAATCTCTGCATGATTTTTGCAAAGATACCTTCTTCCACAATGCTCTTTATAAATGCTACAGTACCACCAAAGACTTTTGCAATCTTGCTAATGGCAGCCATTGCAGCACCAATCATAGCAAATGTTGAAACGAGTTCAGCAGAATCCTTGATAAGTTTCTGTTGACTTGCATCCAAAGTTTTATACCAAGACCTTGCATAGTAGTACAGCGCAGATGTTCTGTACATGAAGTCTGTAACGAAGTCGAGCAGATTACTAGCACCTTTTAACAGGTTTCCAATCACAACACCCAAAGCCTGTGTACTGCCCATAGAACCTTGTAAGAACATTGCAACAGAGTTAGATAACTGTGAAATACCATCACTAGAGTTGTTAAACAGTGCTACAAGTGTGTTATCCCACATAGCCTTAGCTTGACCCATTGATGTAGCGGTCTGCTTAGATACAGCGTTCATACCACCTGCTTGCTTGACAAGTTCAGCCATTCTTTCAGATACTTTAGGAAGAACGTCTTGAGCAAGAAGTTTACCGTCTTTCATCAGCTTATCAAGTTCTTGTGGAGTCTTCCCAATGGCATCAGCGAATAACTGCACAGCACCTGCTAAACGGTCACCTAACTGTCCACGAAGTTCTTCAGCCTGAATTTTACCCTTAGATGCCATTTGCTGGAAAGCAACCATGATACCTTTCAAGTCTTCATCAGATGCCCCTCTAATACGAGAGAACATTGCAGCGTTCTTATAGAACTCCTGAGTACCTTTGAAACCAAGTGCAGGTTGAGCACCAGCAGCGAAGTTTGAGTACTGCTTCATGGTATCTGTGTAGTTCTGACCAATCTGGTGTGCGAATGATGCAGCAAACATTCTGGCTTGCTGTGTATCTGCTCCAAAGATAGCTGTAGAGGCTAATTGTGCAGATTGTCTTTTTACACCAGCTTCAATAGTCTTTTGTGATAGTTCCAGTAAAGCATAAGCTGAAACAAATCCACCAACTAATTGACGTAATGATGCGTTAGCTCTATCCTGTAGCCAAGCTGATTCTTTAACTGATTTTAGTCTAGCATTTTCTGCAATAACCCAACGTTTGGTTACGTCGATGAGTTTTTTAACTTCCATCTCATACTCACCAACCTTACCAGTACCTTTATATCTGTTATAGATATTTTGCAAGCTTCCTCTGAAAGAGGCTGCCATCTGGTTACCTTGACCACCAATTGTTTCCAGTCTACGGGTTAGCCCTGAATAGAAGTTGTTATTAAACATCCTTTCCATTTGTCTCTGAGCAACATCTACTCTCGGACCTCTGGGTGCTCCACCACCAACAGGAGGAATATTCTGTCCACCTCTTCCTCTACCTGTCTTGATAGTAACTTTACCGTCAACCTTCATAGCATCTCTTAAGGACTTGTTAATACCCTTTGCAGTCTTTTTTGCTTGAGTTTCAAGTCTCTTAAGAGATTTAACACCTTGTGAATCAAGGTTCAAGGAACTGTTGAGTGCTTTATTGATTCTGCCCGAAGCAGACTGAGCATTTTTTACAATTCTATTAAGTGCTTCCTGAGAACTTTTATTAGGCTTCACATCAAAGGCTTTATTGATATTTCGCTCAATACGCTGAGCAGCTTGCATAGACATCTTCTCAACTCTTTGCAAGCCCTTAACAACCTTTTCACTGAAACCAAGTTCTACAATGAAGCTATCAACTGTATATTGTGCCATTACATTTTTCCTGCTCTTCTAAGTTCGTTGTAAGCAATTTCCTCTTTATACGACCTCTGAATCTCAAGAAATTGTCTCAATGATAATAAATCAGAGAATGTCATAGCAAAGAGTTGGTCAAGTGTTTCTTTACACCCTTCCATACCATAAATAGCAAGCACAAATTTCATCTCGTCTGCTTCTTCATAGGTTGCCTCTACAGCAGCATCAGTCAGTGGTGTCTGTAGAGTGTTACCCATGTTTACTGAGAAGTTAGGCTTTTGAAAATGCTTGCTTCGAAAAAACTTCCGAAGTTTGCCTCCAGCGCAAATGCTAAGTAATCAATAAATTCACCGTAGTTTGCTTGGAAGTATGTATCAATATTAAGTGGGAAGTCATCAACAGTTGCACCTTGAAATAACAGGGTAGCCATTTCTTCAAGGTTAATTTCTTCAATTCTGTCAAAACAAGCTTCAACAAGTTCTTTAAATGGAACCATTGGAGCTTCTTTCTTATCTTTATCAGTCAGGCTTGACAGCATCTGTGCAAATGTTGGAACAACAATTTTACCCAACTTCATAGACATCTTAATACCATCTCTTGCCCCAAGCAGAACGATATTTACTTTCTTACCGTTAATTACTCTAGATTCTGTTTTCATTGTGATTCCTTAATACTTTTAAAAGAAACAAAAAGGGGAAGACCTTTTAAAGTCTCCCCCTTATAGGATTTATTAAACACTTGACGCTGGAATTGTAGAAGTGTAGTCTAGCTTCTCACAACCAAAAATCCAAGTTTTAGAGTTCTGGTCACGACCAAGTTCAATCTGTGGTAATTCCTGCAACCAAGCATTAATACCAGTTGCCAGAACAGAGCCTGATGGGTCGTAGATTACGAAGTTAGAAGAGATATCTTCTTCAAGTTCCATATTGTCTTGTTTAGCTTGAATTGCAGAAAGCATCTGATTAGAGAGAGAAGTCTGCATTAGCTCAATCTCAATAGTACCTGTCTTGTCTGCACTTCTTGTCAGAGCAACCTGACCACCTGCACCTACAACTGGTGTCACAAGTGGTGATGTTCTCTGTAGACGTAAGAATGAGTCTGGGGCAAAGCCTTCAATGGCAATACCATTCCAGCTACACACAACGTCTTTAGGGGAATATTGCTGATACATAGCCATTCCAATTTACCTCTATTATTCGTAAGCCACTGTACCTTTCAAGTCAACATCCAAGATAGCCCCTGCCAAGATACCTGCGAAGGTAACATCTTTCAGGATACGAGCTTTCTTGTCTGCCAAAGCAACTTGAGAGGCTTTAGGAACATTAACTGTGTAAGATGACAGGAAGTTTCTGTTGACTGCTCTTTGCAGAGAGGTTTCAATGACTTGACGAATACGGGTAATACCAGTATCATCATAAGTAATCTTACCACCCTTCTGGTTAATTAGCAAGTCTCTCAGAGAAGTTTTCAGGTCTGATTCTAACCAGTCAACACCACGGATGATATCAATCCATTCCCCACCAGAAGTAATCCCTCTACGAACCACTGGAACACCACCATCAAGGTCAATAAAGTTACAGTGACGTGCATCTAAAGCTGACTTCTGAATACTTGTCAGAGGTCTCTGATTAGATGGCTGTAGAGAAGCAGCTACGCCAGTTAGCTGTGCGTTACCCCAAGCAATTGAACCTGCATCATACGGAGCACCATAAGCAATATAAGCCATTTCTGGATAGTCTTCTGCTGCTGTGTGATGCCACAAGCAAACTGTACGAGTGTACTGATTCTTAGCAAGCTGTGCTGGAACATCATTTGCACTCGCTAATTCTGTACCTTGCAGTGCTGCTACATCGGAGTTAGCTGTAAAGAAAATCTTCTTACGAGCTTGAATCTCAGAAGCCATTGCTAAGACAAACTGTTGAGTTCTGTCTTCTGCTGCAATGAAATACCAGTCAGTTGAATACGCTTCAATAGCTGCCAGAGCAGTCGATGCTGTGTCAGCAGTTGTGCTTGCAATTGACACTGTTTGTGCTGTAGTAGTAACCTTCACGAAGTCGTTGACACCAGCTTTGGTGATTACCATTGTTGCTGAACCGCCAGCACCAGTTACATTGACAGTAACAAGGTCTTTTACAGAAGGTTCTGCTTCAATCTGAGTTTTAAGCTGCTGTAGCACCTTCTCAGCAGTATCTTCTGACTGTGAAGTGTACTGGAATGGCTGAGAAACTCCACCGCTCACAGCTACAGTTAAAGAATAGTCGGTGCTCTCAGTAACCTCATCAGGAATTGATACAGTGTACTGCATAGCACGTCTACCAATATAAAGCTGAGTTACTTTAGGAGTCTGACTCCAAAGTTGTTTAGCAGCCTTATATGCAGCAGAATTTTCATCGAAATCTTCAGCAACTTCAGTTAAGGAAGTGTAACCACGGACTCTTTCTTCAAAGTTATCTGTTGAAGCTAAAAATAGTGGCAGCCCAAAACCTTCTCTTGTAGTTCCTGCGGTGTTCAATGTAATATCTACATTAACAATTGGATTCCACATTTATTTTACCCCTTTGGAGTCTACATCTAGATGGATAGTATATTCTGGTGGCTCTTGTCCTTCTTCGTAAACTAATTCACCATCAACAATGACACGCTCAATAATACTTCCACGTTCATCTTTCAGGACTGAATTTTTTACAAGAGTTACAACAAGAGGTGCAGAATTTTCGAAATCTGTATTAAGATAAGTGTAGTCATTTGGGATAGCTCCAGTGTCTAAAACTGTAGCTCCTGTCTCTTCAAGAATTAAATCTCTGACTGAACTCATCTCTAATCGTTGTTTAAGCTCAAGCATAATACTGTGAGCACCTTTACCATTTACCGTAATTAATACTGGAATCTGAAAAGCAATTCTGTAGCAAACTACATCATCCTCAACAAACTTATCAAGAACCCAACCATAAGGTGTTGCAGCGTCTTGACAATATACGGTAATAAATGGCTGGTCAGGTTTTAAACCTTTGTCATTTGAGTTATCAGAAGGGTAAGCTCTAATTACATTTGGTCTATTATTTTTATCACGAGCTAGTCTGTGACCAATAACATCCACTAAGGTTCTAACTAGACCTTTTTCAAGTTCTGCTGTTTCTAACTGCATTCATTTTATCCCTTCTAATAATGATATACTCATAATGGGATGTATGGGCTAATTGCTGTGACCAATCCATAGTCATAAATACTTCATACTCATGACCATCAATCATAACAATATCAGACTCATTCCACTCTACATCATCTGAAGTTCTAAGTTTATATGTGGTATACAGGATTCTTGTATCAGTAAGTCTAATACCTTCCGGTAAAGCAATCTGTGTACCATTCTTTACAGAACCTTTGATATACGGCTGGATATTACCTTTACAGTTAACCTCTACAATATCTTGTGAAGCTACCCAATCACCATCATCATTATAATAACCGTCTTCAGAGACTTTACGCTTTACTACAAAGCTGTGTCTGTTTAAGAGTCTCATTTCTTAATACCCTTCTTAGTAGAAATTTTATAAGCAAGGTTATCTCTTAAGTCACCTGTCTCAACAAGAGGTGCGTTAAAGCCTTTTTTCTTGACTGTGGAAGGTGCGTTAGGAGGGAGGATAGCAGAATTACCAAAACCCCTTTTAATTGCCTTTTGAGTATTCTTTGCAAATGCTTCTAAGGTATTTGAAGGGTCTGTGTTGAGACTGCTAAGTTGCTTATATAGATTCTTCTTAGTCTGCTCTAACAAGGTCTGTTTGTTTAGCATCATAGTGATTTCAAACAACCTACGATATACTTTACCAGAAGCTGAAGGAACCCCAATAACTTCTTGTAAATACATTAAAGCAGGATAAGAAAAACCAGAGCTATGTTGACCTTGTTCTTGAAAATACCCAACTTGAGCATTAGCCGTTTGCAAGTTCTTCATAGCCCCGACTAATTTTGCTCTAGCGGGGTGAATAACCCTTTTAACCATTATTCATCTCGCTCGATAATAAATACGCCATTAACACGGTTGCAGTAATCTCTGCCTTCGTATCTGGCAGCATCACCATATTCTGTGTATTTCTTGACAGAGCAAGGATTATGACGACGCATGTCAATATCACACTGATTAATACCACCTGCATAGGGTAGTCCTGAAACAGAGCTTTTAACAAGGTCGTCATAAACAGCTTTCAGAGATTTGAATCTGGAAGAGTTACGTAAATAAACACCACCAACTTTCTCATCTCCCATCTTGGCTACTTGAAAGAGTAAATATTTAAGAGCTTTGATGGCTGCTTTCTTTTCATCCTTTCCAGATTCTAGATAGAACCACTCTAGCACAGACTGTTCAATAAGAATTTCATCATTATTGGTGTCTGTGCAGAGGATTCTTACTCTATCAAGAGGGTTATTGGCTGGGTCGCCTGTATAACACATTCATAACCCTCCTTAAGAATATTAGCCTTTAGCGTCAGCACGAACATCTACCAGCAACTGAGGACGAGTACAGTATGGCAGCATGTAAGAGTGAGCTTCAAAGTCAATACCTTCGTCACGGTCTTTTTCGTATTCGAATACATACAGTTCCTGACCAAGTGTATTTGCATAACCCATCTTAGGACATGGACCATAAGCCACTTCGAAGATGTTGTTTGCTTCACCCAGCATAGAAACGTTAGGGAAAGCGTGACCTACACCAACAGTTGCTGCTACACTATCAATACTCACCAGAGTGTGAACCTTACCACGCTTGTCCTTGAACTTACCGTTGTACTGGACAAACTTAACACCACCGTAGTAGAAAGTGTTCATGTGAGCCTGAACGCCGTCAGTACCACCAGTTCTCAGAGAACCAGTAATCTGTTGCCAAGCCAGCGGAGTCTGCTGTGCAAGATAAGCGTCACGAATCTTAGGATGTTTAGTCAGCTTGCTGAAGAACACACGGTCAACAACTACGTGAATTTCTTCACCGTTGATTACAGTGCCAGTCTTAGCTTCATCTTCCATGTGCATACGCAGTTCTTCAATAGAAGCGTCGATATCAGCATTAGGGTTGTCAAGGTCGAAGTAAACAGTCTTCTTCTCAACATCGAACTGCTTGTACAGGTCAGCGTACAGAGTACCACGAGCATCAACAACTTTACCCTTCAGAGCTTGCATAAACAGGAACTCACGAGTAATATCGAACTTGGTACGAATCTTCATCAGCTTCTTAGCACGTACTACAGCTTCAGTAGTAAGCTCGTTTGCAGTGCCTGGCTGACGTACACCCTGAATTTCATCAGGAGTGATGCTTTCAACTTCTTTGAAGTACATCATTGGGAAGCTGATTTGACGAACACGCTCAGGTGCGCTAGTCTCTGCTTTACGGCTATCACGGTCTACCGCATCAAGCAAGCTAACATCCCAATCAGTCAAGTCCATAAGGAAAGTAGTTTGGGTGATTGGTGCTGAACGGAACAGACCTAAGTTGGAAATATACCCATAAGTATTTGGGATAGACTGGACTTCACCAGTCAGGTCAGCAAGGAAAAATCTGCTTTTTTCAGAATTAGTCAACATTGTAAAATTCTCCAGAATGTCTTATTATTGTTATTACAGGCCAGTTGGTACGAAATCAATACCTTTAGCAGCCAGAGCTGTCTTGACTGCGGCAGCATCAACACCAGACTCAAGAGTCAGCATGTCTTTCAGTTCTGCATCGCGGTAGATACCTACAACTTTCAACTGACCGTGATAAGACAGTTGTGAGTCTGCATAAAAGTTAACGATACATACAGAGTCAGCCTGAGCTTCTTGCCCTGCTGTAACCTTAGTACCATCTGCTTTCAGAACTTCACCTACACGGTATTCTGTTGAAGCAACCGGTGTGTACTCTTTACGAGAGTGGCCTGTTGGGGTAATCTGTTCCCAAAGAATGATATCATTCAGAGGTTCTCTTTTACCTAACTTAGTAAAACCTTGATATGCCATTATTGTGTTCCTTATTTGATAAGAGATTTTAGAGCGTTCTGGAGAGCCAGTTTGCGTTGTTCAGCGGTGTCTTCGGAAGCATTCTTAGCTGGTTCTTTTTCTTCTTCAACCAAATCAGCTTCGCCGTCATTACCCACTTCTTCCATAGCATTGGAATGTTCAAGAACAGCACCAGCAGTTTCTTTCAGCTTGGTAATTTCTGATTCTTTTTCTTCCATTGCAGAAGCATGGGATGCGATAGTTTCATTAAGTTTCTGGTTAGCACCTTCCATAGCATTCATAAACAGAACACTCAGAGGGTTATCAAGACCAGCACCTAAAATAGTCGTTGCAGCTTCTTTTGCATCAAATCCAAAAGCTTCAGCAGAAGCAGAAATCTTATTAGTCAAATCTGACAAAGCAGCTTCCTGTTCTTTAGCTTTCATTTGAGCAACCTGAAGACGCAAAGCTTCTAGTTCTTGCTTTTCTTGTTCAGTCATTTCTTCACCTGAATTGTTAACGTTTAAACTTACAGGAGCCTCTTCAGAACCTTGTAAGTAATTTAAGAAATCATCTTGAGACATGATTGAGTTAATTAAACCAAGTTCAAGAGCTTCCTGAGCAGAATAAACATTCGCCTCAGTATTCTTTACAGCTTCTTCAGAGAGATTACGAGATTCAGCTACAAAACCTGTGAAGGTTGCGTAGGTATCATTAATTCTCTTTTGAAGTCTTTCTTTGCTTTCTTCTGAAAGTGCTTGGAATGGTGAACCCATACCTTTAAACTCACCAGCTTTGATGACGTTAATTGTTACGCCATTCTTTTCAAATGCCTTAGTTAATTCCTGATGAACCATAATTACACCAATAGAACCAACATCTGCATCTGGTGATGCAATAATTTCTTCAGCAGAAGATGCAAGAGCATATGCAGCGGAACAAGCGAACTCATCTACATAAGCGATAATTTTCTTTTGGCCTCTTGAAGCCATAATGTGACGTGCTAATTCAAAGCAACCTGAAGCTTCACCACCACCAGAATCAATATGCAGAACAATAGTCTTAATTGACTCATCTGCTAAAGCTTCGTCAAAGCCTCTGCGTAAACCTTCATAAGAGCTTAAACCACCTGTACACATTGCATCAATGAATGTCATACGATGAGTTAAACCACCCATAATAGGAATAATAGCAATGTCATCTTTTACTTTTWAAAGACTTCTTGCTTCACCTTTGGGTTTATCAAAGTTTACTGCTGCTTGGACATCACCCAGCAATCTGTTATTCACATAGGTTGCTGCTGAGTGAGCTAATGATTCAGTGGCTAGTAAAGGTTGGTTGAACAATCTATCAGCAAGTCTGAAGATATTCGAACTCATTTTTACTCACCCTATTTGTTTAAATCTACAGAAACTGAAGAGATAACATAGATACCTTCTTCAGCAAAGAATTGAGGTTTGCTAAGAGCACCAGTTGCCACGCATTTATCGTTAGCATCCCACAAGCTATAGTGTGAGACCGTTGCAGAAGCTGGAACAGTAATGTTAACTGTGTCTTCTGAGGCAATTAAGCCATTATCCGGTTCAGAAAAATAAATAGCCACTGGCTGAGTAACCTTATTTGCTGTAGGGTCTGCCGTTGGGTCTACATTGTGTAAAATAATAGTCGTTGGGGTTAGCGTGGCGAGGATTTTATTCTTACCATCAATAGTTAATGTTCCCATTAATTAAACCTTACTTTTTGTTTAAGGACTGTTGAATGGTTACCAGATTCATCTACCACATTTACAATCATATCATATACTTTRCCTTTGACAAKTACTTTGTAATCATTTTGTGAAAAAATGTATTCAAGTCTGTTTGTTTCTTTATTAACTGTCATTGGGGATTGAAATGCAGTGTCGAGGGTAATGAAAGCGGCTTCAATGCTATTAACATTGATACGTTTATTCTCGCAGTTATATAACTTTACACCCAAAAGGCATGAACTGTCAAATGGAATTTTAACAATTTCACTACAATTTCCTGAAATAAACGGTTTTCCACTCATTGGAGCATCAAGTAACCTGCAAATAGTTAAAACGTCAGAGGTTCCACCATCACTTACATAACCTGAAAGGCTGACCCTTGAGCCAGCCTCTACAGATAATTTGTCAGTGATAATAAGAACACCTCTATACGAATGCACTCGTGTAGCATTTGAAATAGAGATAACTTCAGCCATTATTTATTTGCCTTATTTGCTGTGCTTGGGTCTTTTGCTGAAGGTGTCTTTGCAGTACCTTCTCCAGCGGTCTTATAACCATCTCCTGAACGGCTTTGACTGTTTGGAGAAAGCTTTTCAGATACTGGCTGAGACTCATCAGCAGGAGGAAGACCAATATGCTCTCTAAGCTTGTTAGATAGCTCTTTGTCAACTTCCAAAGCACCTACTGCAACAGTTTTCTGAATATAAGAACCAATTGCTTCAAGGTCTGGAGTTTCGATATCATCATATGTGATTTGTACATGTTCTTCATCGTCCCACATATTAAGAGCATAAGTCTGTGCAACTAAATCACGGTTAATTACGTTCTTAATTTGCTTCAGCAGAATATCTACTGACATTGCTAGTAAGCTTGTCTTAGAATCTGCAAGAGAGAATGAACCATATTTTGACTGACCCATAGCAAGAACATCTGACATAAATGCCATCATAATCTGCTTGGAATATCTGTCAATAATAGAACCTGTGTCGTATGCTTTAGCACCCTGTCTAGAGACTAATGAGAACTCGAAAATATCCTCTTTAGTATCTGGGTCGATATATCTAGGCCAGATTAAACCTGCTCTGTCATTTGCAATCATATCATTAACAACAGTTTTGCAGTATTGTACGAAAGCTTTCTTTTCAGGTTCTGCATTTTCATCCAGATAATCTGGTGGTAAACCAATCTTTGGCATACCTACCAAGTCTCTTGAAACACCAACAGCTTCATACTCTTCAATCTGTACTTTATACTTCCACGGTACATAGGCATTAAGTAATGGTGAACGACCTTCTGGGTTTCCATATTCGTCATCATACTTAAACAACATGAATTTAGCTCGTGGGAGTTTTCTTGTTAGTGGTCTTTCTCCAAGATTAATTGCTCCAGCAATATGTGAAACATTTCTCAGATTCTGCCTAACACCAGTAACTTTTCTAAAGTCTTCGTCAAAATACCACTTATCAAGTGTCGATTGGTTTCTGATTGGTAATTTAGCCCACCCAATTAGACCATCATCAAATTTTGACTGGTACTTTCCTTTTTACCCTGACGTTTCTTATAAACCTTTTCGTTAACACAGAACCCATAAGTGCAGAATGACATTACAGAGTTAATAAAATCTGCCCAATCATGCTCCATGTCATCCATTAAAGAATTAAAGAAGTCTGCTCTTTCAAGCATTTTAGGGTCTTGCTCTTTTCCCTTTGGAGGTACGAATCTCCAGTTGACTTTTCTAACAAACATCTTAATAATATTTACAGATGCTGCTACAGCAGGGTCACGCATCATTAATTGGAAAGTTTTAATACTTTCAGGGAACCTTAGTGCCTGACGAGGTTCTTCATAGATTCTACCATTCTTAACCTTCAGACCCAAAGAACCTACTTCACCCATTCTAAATGGTGGTAAGCTTTCTTGTGTTTCTGTAATTTCTGCCATTCTTCTCACCTAGCTATCAACGTCTAAGCCCCTCATATGGGTTTCCTCTCACTAAGTCTGTGTGAGCACCCATTGATGGTGGCTTGAATAATTTAACTTCGTTAAGACTGTTGAAAGCATCACTGGTAGCATCCACTTGGTCATCTTTAGTTTTACCATCACCACAAAAGCCTTCAAGTTCTTGAAAGTAAGCTTCGTTCCAACTGCCTCTCAAGACTTTTACAAGTCCAGCTTCAGAAGCAGCAGAAAATCCCGCAAAGCGGGTAACTTTATCTTTATTTGTTGGTTTAGCTCTTGCGCGATAACCTTTCTCGGCAAGTTTCCTGATGAGGGATGTTGCATAGGATTTACCAGCAGCGCCTGGGTCTTGAGGGATAAAAATACCAGTTCGCTTACCGTCACTTTCAGCAGTCAAATTAATTTGTGTTTCAACTCCAGAGGGTCTATCTCTAAATCTTACTACATCAATGATATAATAGCAACCGTCTTTTTAGATTTACCCATCTTAACACCCGCTGTCCAGTCTGGGTTAGGGTTAATTTCAGATGGTAAAGTTGCTGCTAAGTCCCATGCTCTGACATCAAACACATCTTCTGGGAGTGAATCAACAATCTCACACCATTGTCTTTGCCAATAGTTTGAACCTTCTGCACGAGCCTTCCAGTTACCGAAACGAAGTCTTGCAACGTTTACAGGGGTGTTGTTTTCCAACTTACCACGATATTTAGGTTCCAAGAAGTCAAGGATTGGGTTATCATCAATCGTACCAGAGATGAATGTATATGTTTGAGGAATCTCAAGAGGAAACATTTCAAGAATCTTGTCTCTCTCCCAATCAGAAACCATAACACCATCATTCATTACATACCAACGAATACGACCACACTTTTCAGGGTCTGGGTAACCTTCTTCATCTAAGAATGGTTCTACCCAATCGTAAATAAAGTGGTCTCTGTCTGGGTTCATGGAAATCTTCATGTATGAGTCACCTTCAGCCCCAGAACGCAGACGAGTCTGTAGGTATGAAATCTGTGAAGCAGAGAAGTGAGTACCTTCGTCAAAGTAAATAGCTGAGTATTCAATACCCTGATGACCTTCAGCGTGCTTTTCAAGTTCTAGGTAGGTAAACTTGATAGTTGCCCCAGAAGGGAATGTGATAGTCATCTTCTGCTCGTGAGGAACCCCACCAAACTTACCAAATAGTTTCTTTGCAGCAGGCCATAAACCACCTTGTAACTGTGTTGTGTTTCGACGGAAATACACAGCATTATAGTTAGGGTCTTCAATAAATCTTAAAGAGTCCATCAACAATGCAGCAGTCTTACCAGCACCCGCAGCACCACCATAGAGAACCAAGTCAGCATTAGTATTTAAAAAGACCTCTTGAGAACCCGGCTGAGGGGCTACATAGTTCTTATCAGTCATCAATTTGAAGATAAGTCTAACTTGGTCTGGGGTGTATCTTAATAAAGTCAGAATTTGAGTTGGAAGGAATTTAGAGGGGTCTTTACCGAATGATTTGATAATTTCTTTTACTTCATCAGAAAGCCCCAACTCTCCAGCTAGGACTTTCCTAACATCTTCCACTCGCTTCTGCTTAACAGCATTTAAGTCCATTAAGCGCCTCCGCAAATAGAATTATTCAGAGTCTGTAGCAGTCTCTTCTCTCTTAACTTCGAACTTTGCATCAACAGCATCAAGAAGTGCATCCATAGATGCTTCTTTAATATCAATACCTGTTGCTACAGATAATCTGTCTGCAATTGCCATGATAGTGTTCTGCATAAATTCTAGCTTCTTATTAGCTTCATAAAGTTCTTTATAAACGGTCTCGCTCATTATGTTTTCTCCAAATAATTAACCATGTTTCTCCTTAAAAAAGACGGTACAGAGACCGTCAAGGAGAAACCACAATGTACGTCAGAGACATACTGTATAAGTCTTCTTATAAAGTATAACTCTGTAAAAAAGCCCTGTCTAAAAATACTCTTCGGTAGCGAAAGGAAGAATACTTATAGCAGGGCATTATTATTATTTTAATTGAGAGAGAGTAAAATAACTTGGAGAATCCGAAGGGACTCGAACCCTTATAAACCTGTTTTGCAGACAGGTACATAGCCATTTCTGTCACGGATTCAAATTGGAGGAAGATACCAGACTTGAACTGGTACACCGATTTCTCAGCTACTGGCAGTTTAGCAAACTGCTCCCTTACCTTTTAGGGTTAATCTTCCATTATTTCTGTAATGCGCTCTTCATTTCTGGTGTTGCAATAGTGTCAATTACACCAGTTTTACAAGCATCATCAAACCAGTCTGGTAAGATACCTGCTAAGAACCCATTGATATTCGTTTTAAGGTACTCTGCAATAAGGGCAGCTTCTTCTTCAATCATCTGCACAACTTCATCTGCATAAGCTGTAATCTTCGAGATACCTTCATTAATCTTACTAACAGCTTGGTTAGCTAAATCAGAAATAGTATCAAGACCTTTGTCAATAGCGTCTTGTAAGTCACTTAATACATCATTAACACCGTCTAGTGCACTGTTAATTGTGTCAATAGCTTTTTGACCATATTCTGTAGCAACACCCATAATACCACTAAACGGTGTACAGCCAACTTGTTCACCTGCTGCACCCATAACATTAGAATAACCTTTTGCTACCTGCATACGTGATGAAAACTCATCAATGGACTTTTGACCGTAATCTGTCAGTGTTTTGGTAGTTGATGTAGTGCTTGTCAGACTCGTGGTAAAGCTGTTAAGCAGAACTGTTGTAAGTCCAGCAGCAACAAGCTTATCCTTTACTGTAGGGTCTGATACAGAGCTAATAGAGCTTACAAGTGATGTAGAGGCAGCTACGGTTCCACCGAGAACTGCTGCACCAGTAATAAGGGGGTTAGAAAACCCTTTACCAGTTTTTAAGAGATTAAAAATCTCCTTACCTTGTTCTGTCATCTCTTTCATTAAGCACCTTTGAAATTGGTAGTCCAGTGGGATTTGAACCCTCTTCTCATGTTTTTCAGACACGCGCTTTAACCATATAAGCTACTTGGACTATAAATTGGGGTGACCTACGGGATTTGAACCCGTATAGACCATGTTCACAGCATGGGTCATTACCATTTATGATAAGGCCACATTTAAGGACTCTCGTAAGAATCCTTAGAAGTGGCAGCGGCATAAGGATTTGAACCTTAATAAGACAGCTTCAGAGACTGCTGCATTGCCAGTTATGCTATACCGCTAAATTTGGTACTCCATATCGGATTCGAACCGATACATAACACAGATTTTAAGTCTGGCCTCTCTGCCAATTGGAGTAATGGAGCATTGGCGGGGGATGTTGGAATTGAACCAACTTCTTCGATTTCAAAGACCGAGGTTTTAACCTTGTAAACTAATCCCCTTTAAATCTTTACTTTCTCAGTGGATGAATAAAGAATGCCAACATAACTCTTTCCCTTGAGAATGCTCTTTCTTCTGGGACAACACTTTTTAGCTTCCATCCAACATAAATTCTCCAGTAGAATTGTTTACCAAAGACTTTAATTGATGGGATAAAAGCGAATAATCCCCAAGCATTACTGTTCCACATTAGGAGATAACCTGTCTGATTATCTTCAGGGTCAGAACTTACGTTGATATTACCTTTCCACTTAGTAACATCTTTTACATCTCTTCCTAACACATGGTAAGAGAAGTTATAAGCTTTGTTTCTCCAGAGCCATCCAACTCTCTGCAAATAGACACTAAGCTTACCAATCTTTCTAATCTTAGCCCATCTTTTAACGTGACCTTCATCACCATCAATCGGGTTGTCATAGGTCTCCATCCATCTGAATCCAAAAGGTAGATGTCCTTTCTTCTCACTGTAGAATGGAACTACGAAAGGTGCTAAGATGACTGCTAGGGCTGCTGCAAATGGTTCTAGTAAAGCTAGGAAAATCCATGAAGCATATTTTAAGTATCTCATTGTCTAATCCTCGTAAGGAGGTAAGTATTATTATCTGTTTCTGAGTTTTCTGGTAACACTGTCTCAAAATTGATACTTTTAAATTGTCTTCCACCAAAGTAATGACCAAGAAATTTCCCTACTTTTATTGGGTCGCATTCCCATCCGACTTTCAAGAAAATGTGGGTATCTATAGTGGGAACCCTTACAAACTCAATACTATTGGGGTTTTCATGTGCAACGACGATTAATGTTTGCATAAATTCCTCTTGCTTATCTGGCGCAGGATAAGGGATTCGAACCCCTATTAACAGCTTCGTAGACTGTTGCTCTATCCATTTGAACTAATCCTGCTTACCTACGAGAACACCATACAGTTTTTCACAAACTTTGTTTTTACGTCTGTTTAGATATGACGCTCTAAACTTTTTTGCGATGGACTTATCACTCATAGTGCTCTCCTAAAATTGGTGTTCCAAGACGGATTCGAACCGTCACTAGTACAAGGTTTGAGCTTGCATCCTCTGCCAATTGGGATACTGGAACATGGTACTCACTAAAGGACTTGAACCTTTTTCACCAACTTGTAAGGATGGGGCTTTACCATATAAACTAAGCGAGTGTGAAAGAGGTCTGAAGTTGTGCCGCTAACTCAACTCCGTGGAATTTGTTACGGTCTTCAGTTGACACCAGCGGTCTTTCACTTGACCTCTGAATTGGTGCTGCTCACAGGACTCGAACCTGCATTTCCATCCTTACAAGGGATGTGTAATAGCCAATTATACGAAAGCAGCATTAATTTGGAGCATCCAGAGGGAATCGAACCCTCAACCTCAGTTTGGAAGACTGTAATTTTCCCGTTTAAACTATGGATGCACTAATTGGTGGAGTCACTGAGAATTGAACTCAGTTCCCAAGTTTGCAAAACTCGAATTTTAACCATATAAACTATGACCCCATTTTTGGTACAGGTGGAGGGAATTGAACCCATCGTCTTACTGATTAAGAGTCAGCCGCATAACCATTTTGCTACACCTGCATTAACTTGGTAGGAGACAAGGGATTCGAACCCTCAAACATCTCGTTCTAAGCGAGATAGGTTTACCAATTACCGTCAATCTCCCATTAAATCTTTTTAGAGAACTTCTAAGAACCTAAGCAACAAGGTTCCACAACAAGCTGTAATAACCTTAGAAGCCCTCTAAAAAGACCTAAAAAGGTCTTTGCATAGTCTTGTTTAATCCGGTGACTAGAACCTTTGGAGAGCTTGATATTATCTCTTCTCCGTGACACCTACTAGGTGCTTTGTCAGTGTGTACGACAATACACGAGTAAAAACCGAGCTTGTTAGACGAGCGCGGGAATTAAATCTTATTAGGCGGTAAGTAAAGGAGTCGAACCCTCACCGTATCTCTACAGTGGCAACTGTTTTCAAGACAGTTTGGCTACCATTAGCCGCTACCTACCCCTAATAAGACTTTGGCATGGGACGGAGGAGTTGAACCCCTTTGAAACGGTGTTGGAAGCCGTTGCTCATGCCTTAGAGTCTTAACATCGTCCCATACTATAATTCGAAGCTTACCGTATTATCTCAACACTGTAAAGCCCCTTCTCAGATTATTTACATGTTCTGGAAAACATGAGATACAGACCACCTCCCTACAGGAAGACCCGCTAAGGCCGTCTAAGTAATCTGCTAACTAAATTGGTCGAGGCGGCAGGACTCGAACCCGCATACTCCACTTACTCGGTTAACGGCTGTTTAGAAGACAGCTGAGATACGCCCCGTAATTATCTTTAAAGACTCTCTTAGAAAGCCCTTAAAGATGCCCACCTTATTAATCATACCGTGGGCGAGTACGCCAAATTCTTTGATGAGGGATTGGAAGACCTCACTGGTGTTTAGCCTATCAAGCTACTGCCAGAAAAACATTGTCGTTTGCATTTATTTTAAATTTGCAAAATAGACGCTACGCAACGAAAACTAAGGTTACTATAAAGTAGTCACATCTCAATGTCAACAACTTTTTTGAAATTGGTTGTAGGTGAGGGTATCGAACCCTCTTCTAACGGTTATCAGCCGTTTGCATTACCATTTATGCTAACCCACAATTGGAGGTTCAGATGGGATTCGAACCCACATTCATAGGGCTTATGAGACCCTTGCATTACCTTATCTGCGACTGAACCATATTGGTAGAAGTGGAGGGATTCGAACCCATCGCCTGTCAGATTAAAAGTCTGCCGCATCACCATTCTGCTACACTTCCATTAAATTATCTTTGTAGATAAGCTACCCAGACTTGCTTAAGGTCTGTAGCGATGTGTCTTTTCGGGTTAAATCTAGAATCCACCCTTCACCTTTGTGGTCGCATACTCACAGGGAAGCTTAATAACTTATCTACAAAGATAATTACCAGACCGTTGTTTATCATCTTAAGTGCTACCATTACACCAACTCGACATCTGCCGAGTGAAGTAATCGAACCTTCGCCTTTTCTTTACCGGAGAAATAGATTGTTTAAGTTTTGCTGTAAACGGTCTTCTGTAAATTTGTTGAGCCAGACCAAGTTTTAAATTTTTCAAAATTGAATTGGCTTGAAATTTTAAGTAACTTGCTGTATTTGGTCTTCTGCTCCTTTAAAGGATACTCGTAAGAACCCTTTAAGGGAGGGGCTAAATAGCCCTCTCAAAATTGGCGGCTACGATGAGACTTGAACTCACATCATCTCCCGTGACAGGGGAGTATTTTCTCCAGTTAAACTACATAGCCTTTATTGGTGTGCCGTGTAGGAGTCGAACCTACCGAGTCTCAATGACAAGGGATTTACAGTCCCCACCGCTACCATCTACGGGATAACGACACATTTAATTTGGCGGTTAGTCAGGGATTCGAACCCTGTGCCATTCGCTTAACAGGCGACCGCACATACCTTATGTGCTTCCTAACCATATTTAGTATTACCAGACCGTATCTTTCAATTTTTTCCGCTAAAAATTTCATTAAATTTTGCTGTAAACGGTCTTCTGTAAATTTGGAGGCGGGTGTTGGAGTCGAACCAACCGTTACCATGCTAATGAGACATGTGAGACGCCCTTTCTCTATACCCGCGATTCTTAATGACCAGACCAAGCTTTTTATGTTTTCTATGCGCGAAAAGTAAAAGTTGTTTGCTGTAATCGGTCTTCTGTCAAAACTGGCGTTCCAGAAGGGATTTGAACCCTCAGATATCCACTTTGAAAGAGTGGTGACTATACCATTTTGTCTACTGGAACATTAATTTGGTCTCTGTTGGAGGACTTGAACCTCCGGCCTTACCGCCCCAAACGGAACGCTCTACCAATCTGAGCTAAACAGAGATAAACTTTTCAAACTCTATGTAACCACTTTAACATTATTTTTAGTGATTGTCAAGAACTTTTTTAAAATATTTTTCAGTATCTTAGAAAAGCTCTCACTTCGTTTCTATGTAGAACATATTAAAGGGTATTAAACACATTGTCAATACCCTTTTTAAAACTTTTTACCAGATATAACGGTCAATCATTACTGCTTTGAGCATTACGCTGATTGGGTCAAACTTCTCACCACCAAGCAAAGCTTTTAAAGTGGCTGGAGAGAAACCAGATACCATTGCTACACCGTTATCCTTAACAGACACTTCGCAAGTACCATTACGGTTTGCTAAGTACCAGAATACCAGTTGTGGCATCTCATATCCAGCTTTTTCGTACTTACTACGAATTGCTTCAAAGTTTGTACGACCATTTGCACCATCAACCTGATTGAACTCCATATCAGAGAAGATGATAAGCTTACTTGGCATATCTTTCTGAGTCAAGTTGTTTCTCTTACCTGTCTCAAGAATACGGTCAAAAGCTGCTTGTAAGTTAGTTGAGCCATATTCAACATGACGCATCACCTGACGATGACGGTTTTTCAAATCACCACTCAGTTCGATGAAATGAGGGTTTGTTGAATAAACCATCAACTCATTCTTAAAGCAACCCGTATTACGTTCTGCTACATACAAGGCAAGGGATACACCAATATCAATGGCAGTGATTGAGCCAAGATTCACCCAAGACATTGAGCTTGAGACATCAGTCATACACAAGATGTTTTCACCCTCTGCCATCCAGTTTGGTAGTGCTTTCCACTGCTCATTAGCAACATCTGCATTACCATGCTTGATAGACTTAATCACATCGTATGGGTAAACAGCACCAGCGTTAATCTTAGTCTCACCTTTTGATAAGGACTCAATGTAAGCTTTGTAGCGTTCTCCATCTTTACGGTTAAAGAGTTTTTGGTAACGTGCAGCAGCGAGTGAAGGAATCTTGCTGTAGTCAATCTTACCAAACTCATTAGCAGAGATTTTTTGCTCAACCGTATCAGACAATGCAGATAACAGTGTGCGGTACTCTTTCTCGCTTAAGTTTGCAAACTTACAGAAACGTTTTACAAACTGTTTGTGGCGTGGTTTTACTCGTGGTAGCCACTTGGCTGCTAAACCTGCTGTTTCAGGGTCTAGTAATGCTGCTTCTAAATGTTTGAAGGCATCTGTCTCAAAACGAGTACCTACGAAGATTTTGAAGTCATCAAAACGACCAAGTTCTGCAATCTTATCCATAATACGAAGAACCTGTGTAGGCTCTAAAACTTTATCTTCGATTGCTTGAAGTAAAACAGTTCTGAAGGCTTTACGCTCACCCATACCTTCTCGTACATCTCGCATGTGAAGCAAAATACGAACTGCAACATCAACATCCTCACGCAAAGCTTTGTAGAACAGGTCTGGTAAGATTTCTACATTGCTACGGCTTGAGCCAGCGGCTTTGTAGAAGTCTACCAGAGAAGACATTGATGAAGTATGGTTTACAGCACCATTTTCAGTTCGACCTGCATGAAGGTGCGCATGTTTAAATAATTCGCTCATATTTTACTCTCTTCTCTCATTTGTTGTTTGATGTGACAGACTTTAGAGCAACTTTGTAGAGTCTGTCAACACCTTTTAAAATTATTTTTTGAGAGTCGCTACAGCAGAGAACGTTGGTTTGTTATCTGTCTGTGGCTGACCACCATTATCAGGGGTTTTCTTAGTGTCTGCTGCAAGTGCTTTCATCTCACCTGCTGAGTGAGTAAAGATGGTTTTACCGACCTCAATCATGCTCTTGATGGTTACGTCATCTGTGTTTAACCCAAACTCTGCAAGTTTAGCAGCGTCCCTTGTAACAATCGCCTCAAACAACTTTGCAGCAAACTCAGCAGAATTATCAATGGTCAGTTGAGCTTTTACAAGTGAGCTTTTGTTACGAGAGCCTTTTGGTCTTCCAGATGGGTTTCCAGATTGGCCTTTTTAAACTGGCCTTTGTTTGTTCTGTTTTTCATTGGTATGCCTCTTATAAGACCTCTTAAAAGGCTTTTAAGATAAAAGATAGATATCCAGAAAGATATCTGTTTAAATAGCCTTTTTAGAGGAACCTTTTAAGTTATCTTCTAAGTATTTATAAGCCTACACCTTGTCAAGTACTTTGTCAACAACTTTTTTAACTTGCAATAGTTCTTGACTTGTTGTATGGATTACTGTACCATCTTACTTAAAGCTGTAGGTCTGCCTTGTTCTACAAAGGAGACTTAATGAGAAAATCAAATAACCCGAAGAAAGGTAAAAATACCAATCACTGTAAGGAATCAAAAAGGGTAGAGTTACTCTACTATTCATCCTCTGAAATTGGTCTGTACCTGTTCTTTCAAAATTACAGAAGACAAGAGGATTATCTATGTGTAGTTCCCAATTAGAAATCGCAGATATTATAGATTTATATCAAACTGCAAAGAGTCATGGCTATATAACCTCAATTGGAAAGAATAGTCACTATGATGCTTTGACTGGAATGTATTTCAGGGCAATGGCTCAATCTAGTGAACAACACTTAATGGTTTCTTCCAGTGAGTTTACTTCGTTTCTCTATTGCAGCAAAATTATAAATCGCAGGAGAACTGAAAAATGTTAACAGTAAGTTTTAATTACAATAGTGATGGCTCTGTATCAATTAATTCACCATATGCAAACGACCTATTGAAAGAGTTAGTTAATCAGTGTGACAGAGGTCTTCACTATGTTCCAAATTCTTTTAAGCAGAAGACTATCGCCAATAACCTGATGCGTGTGACGGTTACAACATCAAATCCGAATTATGACATTGATAGTGAAAGCCCTTACTCTTTAGTGGCTCTTGGTGAATGCAGTCAATTCAAACTTGTATGCCACGACGCAGAAACATTTCTTAAGGTATTTTCCAGCCTCATTCACAATAATAAGTATGGGTATGTTGATGGGAGTGTTAACTTCTATCCGGCAAACTATACCTGTCTATTGATTGATAATATGAGAAGCAGCAAACAAGAACCTACAGAAATTTCATTTGATGTGAACTCTAGTCCAGACGCAGAAACAAGTAATAACTTCGATATGAGTTACGCACTATCACTTAGTAAGAAATCCGAGTTCATTGATTATGTCAATGGATTTGGTTTTAAGTTTGATGAGAGCATGAATCTCAAAAAGCTTAAGAACCTACTTAAGACCAAAGCTTAAGTGTAAACAGGGGCTAACGCCCCTTTATCTATTTATAAGGATATTTAATGAAGGCTAAGAGTGCAAAAGACTTTTATTGCTTCCTACAATCCTATATCCGCTCCGTGGAGAATGGTGAAAAATACAATCTTAACGATGTTATTTCATCACCTTTAACATGGAGAATGAGTAGATGGCCTGAAGAGGATATTACACCAACTGCCGAGCAACCTACCTATAACCCAGACATTAAACTCCCAGATTCAGATAAGTTACTATACCCAATGTTCCACATTGTTGGGCTTGGTACGTTTCTTATGGATATCCAGTATGTAATTGGTAAGGGTTATAAAGTTGAAGGTATTGTTGTTGGTGATGTATCTCCACAACATAAAGGCTATTTCAGATTAAACGCACGTTTAGAGGCTAAAAAGAAATGATTAAAGCAAAGACTTATCCAGACTTCAAAGAATTTGTAAAGGGCTTCATTGCAAATGTAAAGGCTGGTAAGAGATATGATTTTAGAACATATCAAGAAGCTATTTTACCACTCACCTATAGCTCATATTGGCCTGAAGCTGATATTGCAGAGGTTGAGAAGTTTGACTACAAACCAGACTACAAAGTCCCTTTTAGTGATGAGCTCCTTTACAGTGTTGGTGCACAGATGAGGACTGCTGATTTCTTCATGGATTTACAGTATGCAATCATCAACGGTAAAGATGTTGACACAATTTACTGTGAATGGCTGGCAAGAGTTAAACCTTTCTCAATGTTGAATGCTAAGCTGAAGGATGCTATTAAGCCACCAGCAATTACTCAACAACCAACAAACCAAACGGTCAATGAGGGTGGCACGCTCACCTTAAGCGTTATCGCAACTAACGCCACTGGATATCAGTGGAAGAAGGGTGAGGAAGACATCCCAGACGCAACGACTGCAACTTACACCAAAGAAGGTGCAACTACTGCTGATGCAGGAAGCTACACTTGCGTAGTAACTGGTGCAGGTGGCTCTGTAACATCTAATGCAGCAACAGTTACAGTTAACCCAGCAGGAGGGGCATAATGCAACTCTCAAGAAAAGGTTTAGAAGCTATTAAGTTCTTTGAAGGTCTGAAGTTAGAGGCTTACAAAGACTCTGCCGGAATCCCAACAATTGGGTATGGTACAATCCGTATTGACGGAAAACCTGTTAAGATGGGTATGAAAATCACGGCTGAACAAGCTGAACAGTATCTTCTCGCAGATGTTGAAAAGTTTGTTGCAGCAGTGAACAAAGCTATCAAGGTTCCAACTTCTCAGAATGAGTTCGATGCACTTGTAAGTGAAACATACAACATCGGTATCACAGCTATGCAGGATTCTACATTTATCAAGCGCCACAATGCTGGTAATAAGGTAGGTTGTGCAGAAGCTATGCAGTGGTGGAACAAGATTACAGTCAAAGGTAAGAAGGTCACTTCAAACGGCTTGAAAAACAGACGTAGAATGGAAGCTGACATTTATCTTGACAGTGTATATCCAAAGTAATATCTTCATAGGCTCCTTCGGGAGCCTTTTTTATTTTCTAAGGAGAAAACTATGAAACTTTGGGCTAGTGACTTTGGGGCTTTTAAGTACACTCGTAACGGTTCACTTGTACGCATCATTGGAAACAATGTAGTTTCAAGAGGTGACAAGGTGTATACACGGTTTACTGTAGAGCTTGTTGAACTGTCACCTATTGAGTCTGTGAACAATGGTATGTTCAAGTTTGAGACTTACAATGTCAATGAGCATGGACAATTCAATCCTCTTGGTGAAAGTGGACTTGATATTATTTCAGAGCACCCATTGACAAAAGAGCAACTTGCAGGTTACTATAAAACTGTTCTTGAAAGGCAGTTAGCAACACATGAACAAGAAGCTAACTACCATTTACAGCATTGCGAAACTTTAAGAGCAAAAATCGAACAAGCAGAGAGAGGTTTTTATGAATAATAACAGTCATATCCACGTTAAAGTTGATGTCAGTCGTTACAGCGAAAATAAGGAACTAGACCTGCGAGATGCTCTTCTATTTGAGAAGAATGGCAATCTTCATTTGCATTTTGAAGGTACAAATACGTACCTCCACAGATGCCGAGATGATGCAGACGGTTGTCCTGTTTTTGCTTGGTATAATTTAGAGTTTCCTCTTTATGCCATCCACTATCCAGATGGTGGAGAAGACTGGACTACCCAATCAATCTTTGATGAGCTTAACGGTATTCCAGTTGAGCAAGAAGAGCAAGAACCTGTTGAACTCACCTTTACTTTCATCAAAGAAGAGAAAGTTGGTGATTTGTCTGTAACTGAAGCAATTCAAGTTTCACAGGTTATTCGTTAATGAGCAAAGTACAGGTTATCTTCCCTATTTGTGACTTCTCACTAGAGCGTGAACTTGACCTGTACGAAGAAATTACTGACGAAATTATCTGGTCTGTTGTAGAAGAGGCTATCAAGAAACTGTATGGTGGCCTCTTAAACCCATCAAGTAAAAAGCTCAATACTAAACAAGTAGCTGATACGTACACTTCATACGATGCCTACAACAAACCTTTTGAGAATACCTGCTTTGACCTTATGGTAGGTAATAATAAAGTCAACTATTTCTTCGTCAGAGAGTTTAACGATGAATAAGCTCCATGTCACAGTGTACAAAAACTTCTCAGACATCAAAGAGTCTTTAACCAATAAGCTTGACATGCAACGGAAAAGACTCGTTTTTAATGTATGACATTGATAACTACAACCACCCTAGAGAGTTTAACTACAAGGATGGTACAAAGGTTGTTGAATTTGAAGATTCTGTAACAGTCTATGTCAAACATGACTTACCAGCAAAGTACATAGGGATGTTAGAGTATTACATATTTAAACATACAGGTATGCGTGGTGAGTCTGTCAAGATATCTTCTATAGAAGTTTTTGAGAAACCTAACACACAACTTAAAAAGTATTTAATGAGGAAACTATAATGTCAGAAGAGCATGAACATATCCAACCAGAAGTTACATTAGTCAAACATTTCGGGAATGTAGAAGGCTGTGTAGCACTTTTTCAGACCAACATCAATTCTCCAGTCAAACTGTGCAAATTGACGATAAACACCAACAATATCAGTGTATGTGTGAATGAAGAAGTCCAATACTTCAAATTCAATGATAAAGAGGTTGATGCTGCACTATTGAAATACAGGGCAAATCTTGAAAAAGATATTGACCATAAAGAGGTGGTAAGTCTCTTTGCAGACCTTCATAAGCTTCTTGATAAGGTTGAAAAAAAGAACATACTACATGAATAATGGTTCTATCATTACCACTATGATTTCACCATGTATCTCTGAGCCAATCTTCACAGATGACGGTGCTTACTACATTGTAGCTTCGGCAGTGTCTGATTGGTGGTTAAAGAACAACGCCCTGAAAACAGTGATTGATGCTATCAGGGAGCACATCCCTACATTCAGCCCGTGGAAAGGGAAAGGTGATGAGTTTATCGCACTATTGAGTGAAGAGAGCAACAAGCGCAGTGCATTACTGCCTAAAAAATACTCTTGACCGAATATACAACATTAACTATGATGGGAGCTATCGAGAGGTAGTTCCCTTTTTAGTTTCTTGAGAAGATATGTGGTGAAAGAATGAAAAAACTAACTACAGTTGAAGATTACTACAAACTGTCCCTATTAGAGCAGTATCGTAGAAGTCAGAACATCAGAAAATGCTATGGTAGACATGCTGAAGGTGATTTTTACCATTGTTACGATGCAGATTTAAAAGGTGTAACACCTAGAGGGAAAGTCCTGCAAAGACTTGTTGACCTTGAGTGGAACAAACGATTGAGAGGGATTGAAAAATGATTTACGAAGAAAGATATAAGATAGATTATCAGGACACTCGCCATCATACTTCTTTGAAAGTAACCAAACCAAATGGAGATACTGGTATCATAGCACATTTCGGTGGTGATTATTGGTACGGTACAGGTTGCTTTGAAGGCTACAGTCAAGAATACTTGAAAGCTTTCTACAGAGACTTTACAAATGACTACAACAGGGTTGTTGAAGAGAAGAATAAGTGCATTAAGCATGAATACCATGCCAGAGGTTGTCTGAATATTGTTATGATACTGGTTTTCTTCTTAGCAACATTACTAGCCGTCTCAGCAATCAGCTACATAGCTCAAGACTTGACCATTACACAGATTACTGCAAAGGTATATGATGTTTGGTACTTGTATGTTGTCCCTTTAGTTGGTATCATCATCTCACTAATAAGATTCAGAGTTCATAAGAAACGACTTAAGGATTCTGAGGTTAAACTTGAAGAGGTAAGTAAAGAATGCAACCTACAATTATAGCTGTATGTGTTCGTTTTGCAATCGCTGAAATGATTAACAAGGCAATCTTGAAAGATGCCTATGGAGAGACTAAGTAATGATTAAGACACCTGTACCAATTTTTGGATTTCCTTCTATAGAAGAGTTCAAAGTTTATCTTGACAAAAACTTCTACAATGAGCAGCCTGTTACTTTGCTGAAGAGTGACTTATCAGAGCTTCTTGATATGGTTATCAAGGCAACTTCTGAAAAGGAACCTGAGCAGAAAGCTGAGAAGAAGACTAGTAAGAAATCCGATAAGAAGGCTGAAAAGTCTGAGTAGTAACTTGAGGGGTTACTTGATAGCCCCTTTATAGAAACTTAGAAGGTAGCGAATATGCAAATCATTGCTGGTCAAGAACTTGACATCGTAGATGCAAAAACACAGAAGTATATCGCAACAGTGAAGGCTATAGGAGTTAGGGATTGGAATACTGAATACCCCATTCAATGCCTTGTGCTGGAAAAGTTTAAAGCTAATGGTGTACACTTTTATCATGGTGACTACATCAGCTTTAACAAAGACGGTTATTGGCAAGGTAAGAACCATCCTCAAGCAAATGAGTTTGATATGCGTCTAGTGATACCACAAAAAGGTAAATCACAAAATGTAAAAGATATCCTTGTAGAAGCCTATGAAGAAGGTATAATAGATGTTGTGCATGATGTTGAAGAAGCTTTAAAGCTCATTATGCCACATTTAGAATCTGGAAAGCTGACTTTAGAGATGCTTAATAGGGTTATTCGGAGAGCTTATGAAAATTAAAGAAACAGTTCGAAAAGCAATGCTTACCAATTCAACTAAAGATGAAATGTACAAAGAAATCTGTGATGAGTTGAATTGCTCAAGACATGCTGCTAAGGTTCTTGTACATTGTTTTATCTGGGAATGTTCAGAAGCTTATATGCAATATGTAGCGTTTGAGAGTTCTTACTTACTAGGCGATGTAGAAGCTGGTGAGGAGCTAAAAGAACCTGAGATGAAAACAGTTCCTAAAGTTGGTAATGTATACCACCTTAAAGACTTCAAGACTGGAAAGATTGTTGCAAAAGGTGTAGTAGAATCTGTTTATCACGATGGTAAATACTTATTTAAAATATTTGAGTATGATAGCCACTACACACACTTATGTGGGATTACATTCTTAGTAACAGAAGAAGACCTCATTAAGAACAACAGCAACAAGTTTGCAGTTCCAGCTTACCAAGTTTTACGATAATGGTGTGATAGTTATGAAAGAAGACAACTTAAAAGAAGTTGAAGGTAACTATCTAGTCCTTGACTGGAATGATATTCGGGAAGGACTCTCCGAAGAAAATCTTGACTGGTTCCAACAAATTATCTTTGCAGTACGGCATAACCGAGAAGTTGAAAATGGTAAAGAGCCACTTGAAGGAATCTTTGTAGAAAGGTCTTATCCGTTCTATGAAGACACTTTACAGAAAGTTAAGATGTACTTTAGACAGAAGAACCGTAAAGTGGTCACTATGGTCTCTCTTGGTGGGCAGAGTATGTCTGTGATGGAAGATATCAACCCTAAGAGACCGAGTAAAGGTGTTTGTATAAAAATCACAGGCCATGAAGAGTATATCTCAGTGGATGACTTTAGAGCATTCTGTAGTGGTTCTTGTGTCTTTAATGGTTTTCACTACGATATTCGAGTTTACCCAATCAAGGGTGATGATATCATGATGCAGGTATTCGATAATAACAATGGATTTACTCATTTTTATCAGACAACCAAGTCATCACTAAAAACAGTTCTGGAAACACTGATTTAAAATATCTTAAGAGCCTCCTTAATTGGGGGCTTTTTAATTTTTATAAAATTTTATCGGTTGTCCCAACCTCTGGGTCACCATCATATGTGAATAAAATATCTATCCTTCTTAACAACCTCCTTAATCTTACTCTCTATATAGTTATATAGTACTATATAGTATCTTAGTATCTATCTAGTGGTCTTAATAGCCCCTCTGTATAGCCCTTCTAAACACTCTTCTAACAAGCCTTCTTAACAACCTATACAATCACCTTAACCATACCTCTACACCCTCTTAGAAGCTCCTATACACCTCTTAATCTCTAGGTTAGCTATGTTACCCTCTATAGGTGTTCACTAGGTATTACTAAGCCTCTATATAGACTGTTTTAACAAACTTAACAGGAATATCTTTACAGACCTTATCTCACAAGGTCTAACACGGTACTAACAAGGTATCTTATAAGCCTGTTTATGCCTGTATTTTTAAAAGACTGTCTAGGTAATTATTCAGAATTTTAAAATTTTTATAAAATAGGACTATCAAGTCGTTTTTTAGGGTCTTTGAAGGAACTGAAAAATATCTGTAGAAGATGTATATCTGCTTGGTAGCCCTTAACAGCTCCTTAACACCCCCTTTGCAGAATTTTAAAATATCATTAACAATCTCTTAACAGTTACTACATCTTCTTAACATCTCTTCAGAGGTCTTAACAGATTCTTAACAGAACTAACAAGGCTGTAACAGTTTCTTAACAAGTGCTGAATAGTCTTTACAGATGCTTAACAGATGGCTAACAAGAGCTAACAAGTTAATTTTAAAGAGTTATTTTGTTAAGATAATTAACAAGTTCCTAACAAGTGCTTAATCTTTTTAACAAGCTATTAACATGGTCACTATCTCTGGTCTTATCATTCCCTTTCCTTTCTTAGTGATTCCTTAAACATACCTCTTAAAAGCTCTCTATAACTCTTTATAGGCTCTTTTAAGCATCTTCCTAGTATTTACCCCTCAACTGTATGGATAGCTCTTTATAGGGCTTTACAGGGGCTTTTAAGGCTATGCCAAAGACTCTTACAAGGTTTTTACGTGGTATTAACAGAGATTTAACAAGGGGCTAACAAGCTACTAACAAGCTACTAACAAGCTACTAACAAGCATAACTATGTAGGGATTGTTAAGAAATTGTTAAGAAAATGTTAAGGGGGCTAGCATTTACGTAACTTTATAGCCACTTTTACGTAACTTTTAAGCAACTTTATAGCCCCTATAACATACTTTTAAGACACTAACAAGGGGCTTGTTTAGTAGTTCACAAGATAGCTAACGAGATGATAAAGCTTACACCCTTATAAGATTCTTTTAAGCCTCTATAAAGCCCTGTAAAGAGCTTTTTAAGGTGAGTTAATGCAATCCCTTAAGTTAGGTTGATAAGGCTGTTATAGGGCTTTATAGAGCGTTTAAATGGGCCATCCCCTTTCTGGGGTTATTGGCTTTTATTTAAGTTGATTTGATAAGAGGTTATAGAGTAAGCTATAGAGTTATTGCTTTTAAGGTCTAGTAAGATTCTGGAAAGGAAAGGAAAGGGAAGGGATTGTATAGAGGCTATTACATAGACGTAAAAAAGCCCCTTAAATGGGGCTGTGAAGGTATCTGGGGCTATTTAGCCCCGTTGCGTCGATTAGTTGTAACCTTGTTTATTGTAGTACAGGGAGACAATCAAATCACCCCAGTAATGATAGTGATACTCATCGTTTAACGCCTCTTTTACGGCATCTTTCCAGAAGTCATCAGTAGGGTTATAATCTGGGATAACTTGCTTGATAACTGTCTTCACTAAGGAAAAACATTCATCAGTCCCACCGATATCAAATTTAACGTCCAGAGTATAACAGCCATAAGCATTTACAGTAGCGCGGATAGTTGCCATTTTAGAATCTCCTAGTTTAAGGGCTTTACTTAGTGGGGAAGGTCATTACCTCCCCGTTGATTGACAATTTACAGATTTTTGATTGTCTCGTCAATATCTTTTTCAATATCTTTTAAAGGTTTTTTCTAGGTTCTTGATATTGAAAGTCAAACCTTCACCGAGAGCCTTACAGTAACCTTCAGGACGCTGGTCATGTAGTTTAATCTTTTCCACATCGGATAGGTTAACCCAATCACCAGTTGCATCATAAGCCATTGAAACAGTGTTTACAGGGGCTTTATAAAACTTGTTTAAGTACTTGATTGAACGCTCATAAGCCATTTTATAACCGTTTAAAAGGCTTTTAACGTGGTTACGAACGTTTTTACACTCATCCAAGTAAAGACCCAAAAACATCGGGAGAAGTTCCGCGACAGCTTGCATAAAGTGACGGACTACAACGGTTGCAACATTACGACGGTGAACGTAATAAACCCCGTTTTCTGATTTGGTGATGGTTGCAAAGTGTACACCATTGCAGCGAAATTCGTAGGTATCTTTAACAGGTTTAGACATGACATTGACGGAACGAATATAGTTGATAGCTTGAAATTTGTTCATTTTAGAATCTCCTA